CCTTTGATGTGCTGGGCATGGAATGGAACGCTGACCAGAGTGTGTGGGATGTTCTGAAGGCGACTGGTAAGCCTTTGATTGCCCATATCATTACAACTCGACAACAGGCTGATACGGCTCTCGCTAAGGGGGCTACAGGCTTGATGGCGTCGGTGCCTAGTGTCGTTCATCCGTAATCTTAAATGACCGCCCTACTAAGTTATGTAGGGCGGTCGATTATACTATTGCTATGAGGAATTTATTGGAAACAATGGAAGAGCCCCGTTCAGTGACGGCGGTTATGGTAGTAGTCTATTGGCTCATCTCCCTTACCGGCACGCTGTTTCTTTTGCGGGTAGGCAGTCTGTCGTGGATGGTTATTGTGGCTGGTGCGATCATGCTGGTGTCGGGGCTTCTTGGTGCCCCTTCCGCGTGGAGGGGAAGCTGGTGGCTGGAAGGGCCTGCAGCACTATTAGCTGTTGTCGGAATACTGTTGATTTCGATTGATGAGTTGCTGCTGCCAACGGCCCATGTCAGGTGGCCTTTGCATGTTATTATCTTATCGGTAATTATCGGCTTACTTTTCTTGGGTAGAGCTTTGAGGGTGTGGCCTTACTCGTATCGCCCTGGTGTCTTGCCGAAGACAGAACTGGAAAAGGCTGAAGAGAAGTTCGCGAAGACCCGCAAGGAGTACTTGGCGGTCATTAACAACTAGGAGCACCATTGAATACTGCAATCATTGGAGTCATGTGCTCTGGTGCGACACTTCTCATCCAGACAATTATCAGTCTCTGCGTCAAGCGTTACGAGAAGGCGCAGGAGATTAAAGAGGCACGAGAAGATCTCGAAGCTGAGTTGCGCACGCAGGCATTCCTGTGGAAGGAGCATGCATATGCTGTGCGTGTCGCGGCTGTGAAAGCTGGCGTGAAGGTAGAGGACCTGCCTTCTGTTCCGAAGGAGGATTAATGTCATTTCTTATTGGTGTGTTTGTCGGCTTGATTGTTGGCATGACTGGCATGTATGCATACCTGGATCATAAGTTCCAGAAGACTATTGAGGGGGTTATTCGTGAGTTCAATGAGCGAATCTCGGACGCTTTTGACGAGTGATGACCCAGAAGTGAAAGGGCGGCGAGATGCTGCCCTGTCGTTGCTGAAGCGTGGGACTGATCGTAACAAGATCATTGAGGCGACAGGCTTTACCTCCGATGAGCTGTTCATTATCGAGCAGGCATATTACGACAGCCGACAGGAACTCTCACCTCGCAACATGCGCATCAAGCAGCTTGATCGTCTTGATGCGCTTGTTGACATGGCCTACTCGCAGATTGAGATGTTCGGTCTTGCTGATGATAAGGGCAATTGGGGTGCGAACCTTCAGGGTCTTCTTGCGGTCTTGCGTGAAATTTCTGAGGTTGCCAACCTGAAGCGACAGACTGTGACACATGAGATTCGGGTGATCGAGGAGAAGCAGGTAGCAGTCATGCTGTCGTTCACCAACCAGGTGCTCGAAGAGTACACGGCACTTGTGTATCCACATTTGTCCACTGAGGCGAAGCGCGCCCTGGAGACGAACAAGGCTGACTGGTTCTCTCAGGCTGTGAATAAGCCTGCGGCATTGCTTGAAGCTACTGTCGAGATGGAGGGTGACTGATGCTACCTTTCGGTGCTGTCGCTAAGAAGTTCTCTGACGCTCAGCGCCTTGAGGTATGGCGCAACAACCCTGCTAAGTGGGCTGAGGACCATGGTTTGTTCATGTGGTCTAAGCAGCGTGAAGTTTCACAGTCTGTTGTTCAATATCAGAAAACCCTTGTGGTTACTGGGAACGGGGCGGGAAAAGCCAACCGAGTGGTAGAAATTGTACCTACTCCTACTGGCTGGACGACAATCGGTGAACTTCGCGTTGGTGACTATGTTTTTGACGAGCATGGTAAGCCTACGAAGGTTGTTGCTAAATCACCTGTTTGGAACATTCCGCTGGTTAAGGTGGTGTTCAATGATGGTGCTGAGGTTATCTGCCCCTTGGCCCATGAATGGGTGACGCTTAACTTCAACGAGGCTAAGAAGGCGCGTAAGCGTATTGATGGTGACTGGCGTAATGGCTGGTCTTATGGTCGTACCCGTGAGACACGGGAGATCATGTCGTCACTGCGTCATGGCAAGCAGAATCAGGCAAACCACTATGTTCCGATCAATGCGCCCATTGTCGGACAAGAGGCTGATCTGCTGATTGACCCTTACGTGCTTGGTGTGTGGCTCGGTGATGGTAGCTCAAATAACCCTGAGATTACAATCGGTTCCCGAAAGCAGCACATTAAGGATGTGTTCGCCTCTAAGGGTGACCATCTGTATGGGCGTTACTACCATTCAGATAGTGCTGAGCATCTTGCCTTCACACATCAGGGATACAAGGCTAAGCTGCGTGAGCTTGGTGTGCTGAACAACAAGCACATTCCACAGGCATACCTGCGTGCGTCCATCGAACAGCGTATTGATCTTCTGCGCGGCCTCATGGACACTGATGGTTTCAACGCTGGTACAAAGACTGGAACTGCTGTCGGCATTGACCTCATGAACGAGCAGTTGGCACTCGGAGTTGTCGAGCTGATTCGTTCCCTCGGTGTGCACTGCTCCGTGTCGAAGGAACGCACGTACCTGAATGGTGAAGATGTGGGGCCTCGCTGGCGTATGGTGTTTAACCCCACGTTCGACCCATTTACACCTGGCTCGGTTAAGAGCTTGGAGCGGCCAGAACAGGATGCTCAGGCTTCGCGCAAGACTGTACGTACCATTGTCGATGTCGTGCCGGTGCCGACAGAGCCAACCCAGTGTATCGAGGTGGACTCTGAGAGTCACATGTACCTGGTTGGTGAACACATGGTGCCGACGCATAACAGCCGACTCTCAGCTACCCTTGTGAACTGGTGGGTGGACACCCACCCTGTCGATGACACGACAGTTGTCACCACGGCGACAAACTGGAAACAGGTCCGTAACGTCCTGTGGAAAGAGATCCCCCGTGTCAAGGCTGTTGCTGGTATTCGTGGCAAGGTGAACGCCGATGCAACGTGGAAGATGGATGACCGACAGGACCCTATTGCTTTCGGTATGAAGCCGGACGATAAGGACGAGTCCGGCTTCCAGGGTGTCCACGACCAGTACGTCCTCGTGATCATGGACGAGGCCGGAGGCATCTCCAAGGAAATCTTCACCGCAGCCGACGCAATCACCACCAACAAGTACGCGCGCATTCTGGCCATTGCTAATCCCAATGACCCCTCATGCTACATGGCTGAGGTGTATAAGCGGGAGATGCGCCTGAAGCCAGAGGAACGCTCGTGGAACATCATCCAGTTCGGAGCATACGACACGCCTAACTTCACGGGCGAAGTCGTACCTGTCGAAGTCGCAACGCGTCTTGTGCAGGTTGACTGGGTTGAGGCGCGTAAGAAGGAATGGGGCGAGGATGACCCCCGCTTTGTCGCACGTGTCCTCGGCGAGTTCCCTGACGTGTCTGACGACGGCCTGTTCAACATGGGGCGCGTCATGCAGTCCATGGAAGCCTACGACACCTCCGAGCCGGATGAGGGCATGCCGATCACGATTGGTGTCGATGTTGCCCGCTATGGCTCCGACAGTTCCGTGATCGTGTCGAACCAGGGCGGCTACATCAGGATTCATGGCCGGTATCAGGGCTTGAACGGTCCTGAGCTTGCACGCAAGGTCGGCGAACTGGCCGTGGAGATGGGGGCTGTCGAGATTCGTATTGATGCTATTGGTGTTGGTGCATCAGTGCTCGACAGCATCTACAACTTCGTTCCGCCAACCATTTCCGTCGTCGGCATTCACGGTAACGCGAAGTCGGGGGACTCCACGAAGTGGTACAACTACCGTGCAGCCATGTACGACCAGTTCGCCAAGGCTGTCGCTGATGGGAGGGTGTCTCTTCCTGACGACGACGAGCTGCATAACGAGATTGCATCGATCAAATATGAATACCGTGGGTCCGCGCTGCTCATTGAGTCGAAAGAGAATATGCGTAAGCGTGGCATTAAGTCCCCTGACGTTCTTGATGCTGTTATTTATGCATACCAAAACATTGGCGCAATTATGGCAGGCGACTCCGAGGGACAATACTTTTCACCGGATGATTTGTTGGATGCCAATGACTTTACAGACTTCATGTTTGAGGATGAATTGGCTTACTTTATTGCGTGATAGGCTTAGTTTATGAAGTACGAGCAGAAACTTACCGAGGCTTTGGGGGCTTATTCTGAGTCCCTTGCCCGCCTTCGACAGGAGGACATCGGCTGGGTGTCGTTGTCTGCTGTCGAGGGTGCTGACTCGCTTATTACTCTTGATGTTATCCGGGATCATTCCGCACGCGCACGTCGCTTGGCTACACTGAATCCGATTGTCAAGCGTGGTCTTGTCGTCCGCAACGCCTATATGTGGTCCGACCCGGTTGTGTATAAGGGTGCGACAAGGCCTGCACGTAAGGTGATCGACGAGAACGCTAAGGCGTGCTTCAGTGTGCAGGCCCGTGTCCGTGATGAGCAGGCGTTCAACACGGACGGCTGTGTTATCTACCTTGTCGATAAGACGACGAAGACAGTCATGCCTATTCCTTTGATGCGTCTTGGTGGTGTTGCCACTGATGATGTGACCGGGGATGTCGTTGCACTGCTCATTAATCCGGCGTCTACGGGGGGCCCTCAGTGGTACATGCTGTGGGATCGCACGGGCGTGACGATTAATGCCGCGAACTACAAGGTGAATCACCGCCTGACTGCTGTGTATACGACGGTAAACCGGTTGAGCGCTGAACATTATGGCAAGCCTGATCTGATGGGTGCGTTGAATTATGCTCAGGCTTATAAGGAGCATCTGGAAATTGCACGCATGATGCAGAAGTCCTTGTCGCGCCTGGCTTTCAAGGCAAAGTCCGTGAATGCCAAGCAGCAGCAGGCTGTGACGGCGCGCATGGCTGGCATGGGTGTTGGTGGCACTGCCTCGATTGGGGCTGGTCAGGACATTCAGGCGATCACGAAGGCCGGTGCTGGCGTCGATTTCTCTGCTGGCACTCCTCTTGCGGCTATGGTGTCGGCTGCTCTCGATATCCCCTTGTCGGTGTTGCTAACGGACGGGTCTGCTGGTGGACGACAGGGCGCTGAGACTGCTCTGGAAGACCCGACCTTCAAGGCGTTGGAGCTTCGTCGTCAGCTTCATATCGACATGCTTAATGAGGTTGCGCAGGCTCTCGGCATTAAGATCAATGTCGAGTACGGTTCGATTAACAACGACCAGACGCACCGCCGTATTCAGTCTCTGACGCTTGCGTACCAGAATGGCGCGTTGCATCAGGTTGAAATGCGCTCCGGTGTATTGCAGTTGTTGAAGATTGCAGGCTCTTTGCCTTTGGAGGATTTGCCTAAGCTGCCTTCTGAAGATGAGGGCAAGGAAGACTCGACATCGACAAAGAGTGATGACGAGACCAAGGACGGGCGTGCGACAGGTGTCGGCCCCCTGTCGGACGGAACAAACGACAATAGGAATAGGGGGACCGATGCATAAGCTGCATGAGTCTTTCTCACCGGAGGCTAGTTCTCTGGGTGATGGGAAGTATCGGATTCGCATTATCGTGCCGGGTCAGGGTTCGAGTGGTATTTACACTGCTGAGAACTTGGCTGAGTCTGCGCCTTTGTTCAAGGCTGGCACTGAGATGTTCATTGACCATCCGACAGAATCTGAGGAGTGGGAGCGCCCGGAGCGTTCTATTCGTGACTATGCTGGTGTCTTCTTGGAGGATGCTACTGTCGGAGAAGATGGCGCACTCTATACGGTGTGCAAAGTCTTTTCGGGTGTGAATGAGCTAATCAAGGATAAGTGGGAGCATATTGGTGTTTCCATTAATGCCTGGTGTGCTGACCCTATTAGTGAGGATGGGATTGTTCCGCCTATTGCTGGTGTGCGTTCGGTTGACTTTGTGACTACTCCGGGTGCAGGTGGTGCTATTGTCGATCTGCTAGAATCTAATCGAAACGACAATTACGTTAAGGAGGCGGGCATGGACAAGGAGATCGAGTCCAAGTTCGATGAGCTGAAGGCTTCTCTTATTGAAGCTCTCAGCTCTAAGCTCGAAGCTGCTATGGCTACTATTCAGGAGGCCAAGGCAGAAGAGCCTACCGAAGAGGCATCTGTCGATGTTGATTCGGTTCTTGAGGCTGGCCGCAAGATTGCTGAGTCTGGTTTGCCGGAGGCTGCCATCGTGCGTGTTCGTGAGGCCGTGAAGGCTGGTGCGGATGTTGATTCCGCTTTGGAGTCTGAGCGTGCTTATCTGAAGGAGGCTGTGGCGGCTACTGCTACCCCGGTTGACGACAAGCCTGTCAATACTTTCAAGAAGATCGGTTGGTGATCACTGTGGCGGTTATGCCTATTAAGGTTCCGGTTGTCAAGGACAATCAGATTTTCGAGTACTCGGATACTCTTTCTCTGCCTGTCGATGCAACGCAGGCTCATCTTGAGCCGGGTGATGTCGTTGTCATTAATAAGACGAACGGCATTGCTGGCATTCTTCAGTCGAAGGTTCGCCCCACGACTGCTGAGCCTGAGAAGACCCTCGGTGAGGTCCTGACTGCTCCGACCTATGGCCTGAACGGCCCCGGCTACGCCTCTGTGCGTGTCGCTGGTGGTGTGTTCGAGCTGACCGGCAAGGTCACTGCTGATGCCAAGGCTGGCGACCCTGTGTACGTGAAGGCTGCGACGGGTGCTGGCACCAAGCCTGTTGTGACGACCGTCAAGACGGGTGCGGATGTCATTATTGGCTGGCTGAAGGAGCCGGTGTCGTCCGCTTCTGTCGATCAGAAGATGCAGGTTGTCCTTGCGCCTGCAAAGACCGCCTGATAGGAGGCAATTAAAGTGCGTTTCAAGAACCAGGAAGACTTCAATACTCAGTTGGCTGAGGCTCTTGCGGGTGATCGCCTTGCGCAGGCTCGCCTGAAGGAAGCCATCACCTCTGACCAGCTCGCACCTATGTTTGTGACGGCTGCGAATGTGCGCTTCCAGGAGTACTTCGACTCCTACAACACCCTATGGGGCAATATTGCGACGAAGGAGCTGCTGACGGATTTCCGTCCGGCTTCGCTGCTGTCGCTGAAGCCCGACTCCACGACTGTGCCCATCGACAACGGGGGCTACAAGCACCCTGTCGGCACGTTGCCTCATGTCCCTGAACTCACCCCCTACCCCACCATGTCGTATCAGGCAGAGGGCGCGTTCATTACCACCAGCAAGCATGGTGCTCGTATCCAGTTCTCCTTCGAGTCGTTCATCAACGACGAGTGGAATGTGATTGCGCGTTTCCCGAAGGATGCTGCGACGCTTGCTGCTCGCACGGAGGACCTGCTGGTTCTGCTTCAGATTTTCGATCCGGTCACGAAGTCTCTTCGTGCGGACGTGTTTAATGACGCCAACAAGACGAAGGCTGACTTCACGACCGTTCCTGATGAGTTCACGGGCGGTACGGGTGCTGGCGGTGTCGGTGGCGTGAAGAACGCGGCTCTGTCGTTCGACGCCATTGTGGCCGCACGCTACCAGGCTCTTGCGACCATCCGTGATGGCCACTCGACGTACGTCCCCGAGGGTTTCGTGCTGGTGACCAACCCGGCTCTGGCCGAGGTCGCCAAGAACTATACCCTCATCAATGAGATTCGTACGCAGGTTGGCAAGCGCACGGAGATCAAGGCGAACCCGCTGAAGGGCTTGGAGGTTCTTTCCTCTGACCTCATCTCGGTTGTCGGTGGTGAGAAGGCATGGGTCCTCTTGCCGAAGGGTGGTCGCGCCAATGGCAAGACTGTCCTGGCCAAGACGGGTATGATGGGTCGTGAGGCTCCTGAGCTTCGCATCCATAACAAGACCGGCCAGATGCTTGGTGGCGGGGATGTTAACCCATACGAGGGTTCATTTGATAACGATGACATCGAGATTCGTATTCGTCAGATTGCGGGTGCTGGTCTCGTTCGCTATGATGGCGTTATTGGGTCTACGGGCCTGAACTCCTGACGGATTGATTGAACCCCCTATGGCTTTTGCTGTAGGGGGTTCAGTTATACTTAGATCATGATTGACTACACTTCTCCTATTGGCCAGGTGCGGGTCCTTATTCCTGACTTGCGTAAGTTGGAGGATTTGCGGGACCTCCGCAATGAGCCTCGCTATTTGTTTACGGATGATGAGATTCTTGCTTTCCTTGCTATTAACAATGGGAATGTGAAGCGGGCCGCTGCTGATGCGTGTGATGCTATCGGCATGGATAAGGCCTTGCAGCTCCTCGTCTTGAAGACTGATGATAAGCAGACGGATGGCGCTAAGCTGCTTGATGCCATTGTGAAGCGTGCGAAGACTTTGCGGGAGCAGGCGAAGGAAGATGATGAGAACAACCTGTCGTTTGATGTCATCATGCCGTCATATGAGCCTGTTGATTGGGTGGTGAACTTCTAGTGGCGCTGTCGATCAACCCTAATATCCACCCCCTGTTTGTGACTCTTGCGCATTATCCGTTGGAGTTGTTGTCGAATAGCAAGATCAGTGTGTATCGGACTCCGGATTCTGTCGAGCATGAGTGGGACCCTGAGCATGGATTGCATAATCAGGAGAACCTGCCTATCTGGGTTGGGTGGGCGAACGTAACGCCTAACGTTGACTGGCGTGCTCGTAACCGTGAGTGGGCTGGTGAAGTGACGGGCGTGCACGCGTATCGTATTCAGCTTCTTCATATCGATAAGAATGAGATTATGAACAAGCATCTGTGGGGTGATCCTGAGATGCGTGTGTCGTTTAGAGAGGGTATGCGTGTTGTGATTAATGAGTCTCCTGCTGACCCTAGGCAGAATGGGTTGAAGCTGGTTGTACGTAACGCTGTGTTCGACTCGTTGCCGTGGCAGCCGACGCTGCTGTGTGACTTTGAGACGGGGGATACTAATGGCCAGAACTAAGAAGGTTGTCCGCTTTGATGGGCGTGTCGCTGGCATTAAGGTCACTGTCGAGTCTGACCGGTATGGTGTCGCCGCTCGTGCGAAGAAGAAGATCATCGATGCTGCGTGGAAGCGTGTGAATGAGGCTGCTCAGGCTGCTGCTGTCGCTTCCACTGAGTATGGCCGGGCGCTGATCGATACGGATCCTCGGCGTGTCGATACAGGCTATATGCGCGATACGTTCAGTGTCGATGCGTCTAAGGGTGGTAAGGTCGTGGAGATCGGTTGGCATAAGTGGGCGCGCGAGAAACCCTACTACTCATGGCAGGAGAATGGTACTCAGGGTAATAGGACGACAGGGTACTTGCGATCTGGTTTGCGTGCCAAGGCGAAGAAGTCTGCGGGTAAGGGTATTACTCCGGCGAAGTACCTGCCTCGTGTGACGAAGGTGTTCCGTGAAGAGTTTTATGGGGGGTTGGGGTGAGGGATCGTACACTTGAGTTCGACACGGCCTGTCTTGATCTGTTGCGGGGCATCCTGGATGTTGAGGTCTATGAATCTTTTGCTCAGGATGTGAAGAAGCCTTTGTACATTGTGTACCACGGTGGGGCGGAAATTAACCGCTACTTGAATTCATATCTGTCGATGGCAGGACGCACTCAGGATGTGTATGAGCATCCTTTTTATGTGGATGTTTATGCTGAGAATAAGGAAATGCTCGACCGGCTGGTGTCGGTTGTGAAGGAAAAGCTCATTGGTGCTGTGTTGATTGACGGGTCGAATGAGGTGAACATTGCGGCTTCTGTCGGTTCGACGGCGGATCATGATTCGACATTGCGGCCTACTGTTTATCAGCGGCATATGAGTTTCTACGTGAACCTGGATAGGGGGGATTGATATGCGAGTACGGAATATCCACACGGGTATTGTGTGCGAGAAGTCTAAGGACATGCTGTCGGTGTTGCCCGATATGTATGAGCCTGTTGATGATAATACGCCCGTGACGCAGCCTAAGTGCTGTGGTGCGGATGATATTATTGATGGTGAACCTACTAGCGATCAGGAGGACTGATTATGCCTAAGATGCTTTCTCCGAATACCACTATTTGGTGGGTTTCGGCTGACAGTGTTACCAACGTGGGTGACCTTTTTAAGGTCACCACTTACACAGGTGCCTCGGCTAAGGCCGTGGACATTTCGTGTGCCATTGCGGCTGGCATGACGCTGGGTGCGACCGACAGCGACACGGATGATTCGCGTTCCATTTGCGATAGTGGAAACGCCAAGACCCCCACGGTGTCGAACTACGAGGCTTCTCTGACGTTCTTCCGTGAGGCGATCGCATCCGGTCAGAAGGCAGCGGGTAACACGAGCGTCTACGACAAGGCGTTCCAGCTTTTCAAGCGGGGCGTCCTTGATGGCCTGAACGAGGGCTACCTTGTTCAGCGTATTGGCTTCCGACAGGGTACCCCTGTCGAGGCTGGTATGGAGATCAGCGTGTTCAAGGTTGTCGCAGACAACCCGAAGGACGAACTGGGTGACGGCGATAAGCCCATCCAGTTCACAGTTCCATTCTTGCCTCAGGGCTACATGGAACTGAATAAGGCCATCGCGGCCTGATAGAATACCCCCGTACCTCCGAGGTACGGGGGTATTCTCTTATCTGATTGGAGTAGACATCGTGCCTTTTGAACTGTCTAAGATCATCTCGTCGATCAAGCCCACTGTGAAAGCCATCGACGTACCCCTGAACACCGAGGATGCTGAAAGGCTAGTGGAGCTGACTGAAGCCACGAAGACTGCCCTTGTCGCACAGAACACTACAGCTCGCTCTATTACGGATGTGGGTCCTGGTGCAGCATTCCAGGAAGAACTCGAGGAGCTGCGCAAGCAGACGATTACTCTTCGTCTTCGTGCCCTGTCGAATAAGGAGCTTCAGGTGTTGAAGCGCCGCGTGTGGACTGATCCTGTCTTTTCAACGAAGAACAAGAATGCCGATGAGAAGGCAGTTATTGATGTCGAGCGCGAGGATCGACTGATGGAGTACATCATTGCTCACGCCTGTGTCGAAGTCATTGACAACTCGACTGGTGAGTCTCAGAAGGGGTTGTCAGACGAAGAGGCTGCTGAGCTTCGCGGCGCGCTTCCTGAGTTCTTGTGGCAGCAGATTTGCACCACATGGAATGACGCTCAGACGCTGGGTGTCATGGTGTCGGAGGCGATCAGTGACCCCACGTTTCGTGGGGACGGAACTGTCGAAGCAGGAGAATCAGTGGATGCTCTTGCTTCTGAAGACCGCGAGGGCTGAAGGTAAGCCGCCAACACTGTTTATTGGTGCACATGGTATGTTTACTCGCACCTTGCCTGTGTGGTTTGGCGACGACAAGGACTACGAGTCGGTCCCTCAAACTGAATACACGCCGCTTGATCTGGCTTTGTGTGCTGGCTATCAGTATTACCTCGACAGCCTGTGTAACAAATGCGGAATACCCTTGTGGTATGGGCGCAGTGAGCACTCATCCATTGAGTTCCATGTTGGGCATTCGACGTGCTATTCGTGTGCTGAGCTTGAGACGTATCGGGAGAAGCAGCGGGATTCAAGGCCCGGTGAAAGCACCTACACAGTGATGGATACTGTCGAGTATTCTGATGGCACAAAGGAACCAATGCCTTCTCCTTTGGAGGCATTGGAGTTCGTTAAGTGAGAATTGTCCCTGGTATCATTGAAGTGGTACCAGGGACAATTCTATGTAGAGGATTAAGACATGAGTGACGAGTCGATCAAGATTGACATTGATGTCAATTCTGCGGGGGCTGAAAAGGCTGCGCGGGATATTAGTGCTCTGGAAAAGCAGATCGGCTCTTTGCAGTCTGCTGTTGCTGCATTGAAGGCCCCGTCCGGTCGTGGTGGCTCTGTCCTTGATTCGCTGCAGCTTAATAGTGCCAAGGTCAAGAACATGCGTGAGACGGCGACAGCGTTGAAGTCTGTTGCTGATGGCCTGTCGTCTGTGTCGCGTGCCGGGGACGGCATGACGAAGGTTGACTTGACGGCGGGTGTTGATAAGGCTGTATCCGCGTACCGTAGGTTTGTGCGCGAAATGCAGGCCAGCAATAAGCTGACGAATGATCACATTCAAAAGCTGAAGGATACTGCTGCTGCGATGCGTGATGTCGCATCAGCGACTAATGCTATGGCTGCTGCTGAGGATAAGGCGAAGCGTGCGCAGGCCGCGTTGAACCAGTCGCAGGCTCGTAAGACCGAGGCTCAGGCTGAGAAGCTTCGTGCGCAGGCGAGCGTGAAACGTGAGGACAACGCTATCCCGTTGCAGCAACAGAAGGGGCGGGACGAGCGTAACTTGGTGAAGGCGAAGGGCAATGAGGCTGCTCGTCTTGCCGAAATCCAGGCTGCGACACAGTTGCAGCAGGCCGAGCTGAAGCTTGCTGGCGTGACTGCTAGCGCTGAGGCGAAGCGTGAGGCTGCGGCTGTCGCTGCGTCTGCGCGTATTGCTGCTGCTCGTGAGGCTGAAGCTGGTCGTACGCAGCGTGCAGTGATCAAGGAGCAGGGCGCGGGCGAGCGACAGGCAATGCGCATTAATGCATCTGCGGCGAAAGCACAGCTCCGTGCGAACGAGCAGGCTATTGAGAATGTGCGTTATGCTGCTCGCGACACAGCGGTGTATTACGGGACGATTACGGCTGGCCTTGGCACGCTGGTGTCGGCTGCTGCGCAGGCTGGCATTGCTCAGGAGCGTGCGTTCGCTGACGTGAAGCGCACCGCACAGGGCACGACACAGGATTTGAATGAGTTGCGTAAGGCATACACGGATTTGTCTACGCAGAAGGTTGTGACCCCTTTTGCTGATCTTGCGAAGATCGGCACGCTCGGCGCGCAGATGAACATTCCGACGAAGGACTTGAAGGACTTCACGACGGCTGTTGCTGAGTTCTCGACGGTGACGGAGATGGATGTCGAGGCTGCAACGACAGCTTTTGGTCGTTTCGGCCAGATGATGGGCGGCTTGCAGGAGTCCTCTAAGGGTGCGGGGGACGGCTACAAGATTCTCGCGAACCAGGTTGCGGACCTTGGTGCGAAGTCTGTTGCGACGGAGCCTGAGATTGCCAACATGATGGTGAGTATCGCTGCCCAGGGCAAGAGTGCGGGCTTTACTCAGAACCAGATTCTTGCCTTGTCATCCACGTTGTCGTCGCTCGCTATTCCGAAGGAGTGGGCGCGCGGTTCGTTGCAGCGTATCTTCAACTCGATCAACGCGGCTGCTGCTGAGGGCGGCGACGCTATGCACACGTATGCGCGGGCTGTCGGTGTGACGGATGCCGAGTTCCAGAAGCTGTGGCGTGATGATCCGAATAAGGTGTTCCAGGGTATTTTGCAGAACCTTGCGGGCATTGGGGACAAGGTGCAGAAGGCTCAGGCTATTAAGGATTTGGGCTTTAAGAACGTGCGTGACGTGGAGCTGCTGTCGCGTATGTCGAACAGTGTCGGGCTGTATGTGGAGCAGTTGGAGGAAGCTGAGAAGGCGTCGAAGAATACGTCGTTTATCGATGATTCGATGTCGATCATTACGGATACGATGTCGGCGAAGTTGCAGCAGTTCCAGAACGCTTTGCAGAATGCCGGCGCGGCCATGAACTCTAGTTTCATGGTGCCGATGAAGGCCATTGTTACTGTGGCGACTATGGCTGTAAATGCCTTCGCGAAGCTGCCCGCCCCTATTCAGGCGTTCGTTGGTGCTTTGACTGCTGTGGGTATTGCTCGTGTGGGTATGGTGGCAACGAAGGCTACGCTGGTGTCGATGTCGGCGACGTACATGCAGATGGGGTCTCGTGTTATGCAGGCGACAGGTCAGCAAACGTTGTCGTGGGGTGTGGTGTGGCAGGCCGTGAAGCAGGCTCAGGGTGGTGTTGTCGCATACGACAGTGCTTTGGCTGCGAATACAGGTACGGCGAATGCTGCTGCTGCTGCGAATCAGCGTCTTGCGGCGTCGGACTCGGCGGTGGCTGTCGCTGCAGGTAAGGCAGCTGCTGCAAAAGAGGCTCAGGCGGCGGCGTCAGCTGTAACGACGGGCGCTCAGGTGGCTGCTGGTGCTGGCCAGGCTGTCGGTGCTTTGTCGAAGCTGTCTGCTGTTGGCTCTGGCTTGATGGCTATGTTTGGTGGGCCTTGGGGTTTGGCTATTACGGGCGCGATTACTGCGGCGTCGGTTGCTGCGACGTACCTTGGTGACTCATTTACAGGGGCGTCGGAGAAGGCTGAGAACTTGAAGGCTGCTGTCGGTGGTTCGTCGGCTATTCTGAAGGCTTTGGCTGAGGATACGAAGGAAGTTGGCTCTGGTGCTCAGACTTCTTTCGCTGAGTTGAACGCTACGATCCAGCAGAACGGCCAGACTCTCACCTCGAATGGTGAGGCACTTGGTTACTACGTGGATAAGTCCGGCCAGGTTGTTCAGACGACACATGCTCAGGCTGAGGCGTTCGGCTATTCGACGCTGAAGATCGGTGAGCACACGCAGGCGCTGATTTCTGACGCTATTCAGGGTTCTGATTCGTTTAAGAACATGTCGAAGGATGTCAAGCAGGCGCTTGTTGACATGGGCTTCTCTTACGCGCAGTATATTAAGTTGGCAACTACGTCGGAGGCTGAGGGCGGCGGTAAAGCCGCTGCTGACGCGTACGTGGATGGGTACATTGCTCAGCTTGAGGCGCGCAAGAATGAGCTGATTGCTAAGCTCGATCCTGAGTCTCCCTCATATGCAACTAAGCGTGCGGATATTGCTTCGCAGTTTGAGGGGCAGATTAGTGCTCTGAATGAGGTGAAGAGCCAGACTGAGGGTGTCGGGGGCGCCATGCGTGATGCTCTGAACGACGCTCAGCTCTTTGGCCAGGAGATGACTGAGGCTGGCGACAGCTCTGAGGAGGCGTCGTTCAAGATCGGCGACGCTAAGAATGAGTTCAAGGATCTTGGTGAGGTTCTTCGTTCTGTCCTTGATGAAATGTTTTCTTCGACGGATGCAGCGGCGGCTCTCGACAGTGCTTTGCAGCAGGTGTATGAGTCGATGCAGACCAATGGTACGTCGATGGACCCGAACTCTGCTGAGGGGCAGGCGAACATTGCAGCCATTAGTGATTACTTCCAGGCTATGGGGAACGCTGCTGCGGCTGGTATCGAGGAAATGGGCCTAACTGGTGAGGAGGCGTACCAGTACGCTCAGCAGTCGATTCAGGACACGATTGATTACCTGTCAGCTCAGGGGTTCGACATGAGCGCGTTCGAGGCTCAGCGTGACACGATGGCGGCGATTATTGCCCAGCCGTATCAGTCGGGTGAGGTGGACCATTCAGCCACGGATGCGTCGTTGAATGAGATGGTTGGTAATGCGGCGAACGCGGTGAGCCAGGCTCAGGGTTTCTTGGGTAAGGTGCAGGCTATTTGGCAGTCGATCCAGGGCTACATGTCACAGATTGGTGGCACGAAGTCTCTGTCTGGCAAGGGTTCGTTTACTCTTGGTCAGAAGTCGAAGATTCGTACGCCTACGTTTGCTAACCGGAATGCTGGTAAGAGCGCATTCAGTGCTGCGAATTTCCATGCGAAGCCTCAGCGTTCGTCTGGTGGTGGAGGTGGGCGTGAACGTGCGCCTCGTTCTGGTGGTGGTGGTGGTGGCCATTCGCCGTCGTCGCGTGCTCGTAAGGAGACGAAGACTGCTGCTGAGATCTTTGAGGACTTCCTGTCGAGGTTGAAGTCTGCGCTCGACAAGGCGTTGCAGTCGTGGTGGCGTTCGACGACGGCTCAGGACAATTACCACAAGGGCTTGAACTCTTTGCGTAAGGATGTTGAGAATACGACGAGCAAGATCAAGAATCTTCGTAAGGAGAATGAGAAGCTTGCGTCGGATATGCATAGGGCTCAGCAGGAGTTGCATGATGCTGAGTTCTTCCATGCTGTCGCTGTGAAGTACGGCGACGAGGAGCGTATGCAGTCTACGCAGACTGACATTGATGAGGCGAAGCAGAAGATCAACGAGTCTCAGACAAAGATTGGTGAGAACAGTCAGGAGATTTCGGTTCTTCAGGCTGGCCAGTTTGCTTTGAAGGGGTACACGGAGGCGGCTATTGCTAACCGTGAGGCTTTGCGGTCGTTGCAGTCTCAGATGATTGGTCTGATTGAGGCTTATGCTGCTGCCGGCCATTCGACACAGGAGATCGAGGCGTATACGCAGTCGCTGAAGCAGCAGTTTATCTCTCAGGTGACTCAGCTGGGTTATAACCAGGGTGAGGTGACTGAGTTGGCTGGTGCGTTCGACAGCCTGACTGGGACGATTGGTCAGGTTCCTCGCGATGTTCGCGAAAACGTGACGGATAACGGGACTGTTGGTGCGACACAGGGTGCTATTGATGGCATTCATGCTGATCCTGTGACTGTTCCGGTGCAGCCTTCGCAGTCTACGATTACTGTTCGGATGAGGGTTATTCCTGATTTGAGTCAGGTTTTGACTGGTAAGCGTCATTGGGGTAAGGCGGGTCCTTGGGCTGATGGTTACCAGTTCTTTGATGGTGGTTTGGTTCCGTCTAGGGGTTTTGCTTCTGGTGGTTTGGTGCCGGGTCGGCCTCCGGCTAATCCGAAGGCCGACAATCTGCTGGCTACGAATGGCAATGGGCTATTTAGTGTGCGCAGTGGTGAGTATGTGATTAGCCAGCCTGCTGTCGATTTCTATGGTAAGGGCTTCATGAATGCACTGAATACTATGCAGGTGCCAGTAATGTCTGGTGGTGGTTATTCTGCTGGCGCTGGTGATGGGCTTGTTACAATTAATCCGGCACAGTTTAATGAGCTTGTCCGGGCTGTTTCGACGACAGTCATGTTGAATGGCCGTGCGATTAGTAAGAATGTGGATAGCAACAATGTGAGGAGTGGTAATCGTGGCGTTTATTAGGGGTTGTACGACGCGTGAGGTTTATTTCGCAGTCGGGAAGTTCATGTCGTGGTTTCCGGCTCCGGATGAGTCGCCGACAGCAGATAGTGTGCAGTTCGGTAGTGATTCGACGACATTGCTGAACGGTTTTGCATCGATTAATGGTTCTGTGTATGGTCATCGGAAGTATGAGCTGAATTGGTCGTACTTGAATCGTGATCAGGCTGAGTTGTTCCGTCGGTTGTTTTTGAATCGCGGGGATGAGTGGGTGTCGTATGCTGATCCATTCTCGTTCAATAACATGTTGTCGCCTTTGATGGGTTTGCCTTATTTGCATGTTCATGCTGGTACTCCGTTCGCGTATAACGATTGGGGTAAGCAGGCTTTGTTTGTGTCGGATGATCTTGATGAGAAGTCTCAGCATCCTACTGTGACGTATAAGCCTGATTCTTTTGCGGTGAATAATCAGATGGATCACGTGTTTAATAAGCTAAATTCTCGTCAGGCGTCTTTGGCGCTGTCGAAGGTCGGCACATACACGGAGCGTGTCGTTATTCCTGAGGGTTATTATGGGACGTTTTTTGCATCGGGCTATAAGGATGATAAGCAGCCGTTTAGATGGACGATTAGTCGTGTTGATGGTGGCACACCTGGCACGGTTATTACGAGGCTGAAGAATCAGGTTTTCAGTATGAGTGAGGGCTTGTGGGAGATTACGATGCGCCCTGGCCAGGATGGCCAGTTGTCATGGTGTGGTCTTCGTGTGACGCCGTATGATACTGCCCAGATACTGGCTGGTCCTCCTGAATACGAGTTCTCGTATCCGGCTGGCGGTGGGAATATGAAGGTTGTTCCTGGGTCTGCGCGTCTTGTGACGGTTAATAATGCTCGTGGTCATTTTTCTGCTTCGGTTTCTTTGGAGGAGTGCTACTCATGGTGATGCGAGTCTTTGGGATCCCTGCCGGCCAGTTGACTTCCTGGTCTGTGCAGGAGGATGGTGTGTCGCTGGATCGGGATCAGGCGTCTGGCGGCTTCTCTGAGTACTCGTTGGAGGGTGCTGGTGGTATTGAGGCTGCTCTTGTTGTGAATAAGGATGTGGTGCTGAGCGATTTGCGTTTTGGGCGTACTCATGCTGTCGCACGCGCGTTGACGACAGGGCCTTGGGTTTGGTCTGTGACTTTGAATGATCCTTTTTATCTGCTGGATATTGAGGCGACGATCGAGCCTATGGTTTATACGGAGCTAAAGGTCATCATTACGAAGTTCTTTAAGACCGCTGGTGTCGTTGATGTGCCGAAGATATATGTACAGAATTTCCACCCTAATTCTGTCGCCGGGGGTTTCTTTACTATCGCCAATACCACTTTTGATCATATTTATGATTTTCCTGGTGGTAAAGGGAACTTGTGGTCTGTATTGAAGTCATGGCTGTCGGCTAATGATCTTCAGACCACGTGGGTGTACGACACGGTTGTGGTGTTTAAGAATCATACTGTGTTGACTCGTCTTCAGGGTTATACGTCGGACTATAAGATTTCGTATGAGCAGTCTGAGCCTGTGTCGAGTATTGAGTGTACGTATCGTGAGTCTCTTGTTGAGAGGCTGTTTAACGGTGGGAATTCTGAGGCGGCTTACTGGATTGACGGGAAGCCTGTTTTTAATGCTTATTTGAAGAATATGCCTGCACCTACTGTTGTGGTGTATCCGTATTATGATCCTGATAAGCCTTTTGTGGAGGCTTTGAAGGATCTTGAGGTGCTTTCTATCGATGCTGGTGAGACGAAGGAGTTTGTTCTTGAGGTTCCTGTTCATGTGAAGAGTATTACTTCGCAGCCTGTTTGTGTGATGCCGGCCGATTATCCTAGTGGTGCTCGCTCTGTGTATTTTGGGAAGTCAGGTGTCGTTCCTGGTCCGAAGGAGTTTGGTAAGAGTTATTACGTTGTTGTCGGCAAAGACAATAAGCCGATCACCCCCGCGCAATGGAACGCTGAGGGTGGCAGCGTGTTTGTCGAAGTAGGGGATGAGCCGAATCAGATTAAGGTGACTGTGACGGGCATGCTGAATAAGCGTCTTGCACCGTACCGTTTGGCTGAGTCTGATGGCCAGAACGACTACTCCTTCCTGCGCATTTGTGGCGAGGGTTATCCTTATGTCGAGAAGACTGTGACGTTCTATACGGGCTATCCTCGTAAGACGGATCCGTTGAAGATCAGTAGCCCTTATATCAACACGGTGGATAAGGCGTATGCGGCGTGTATGTATGCTGCTCAGTCTGCTTTGGGGACTAAGACGAGTCTTGAGTGGTCTGGTATGACCCCGTTGAATGAGGCGTATACGGATGTTACGTATGACTTCGAGCGTGAGCCTGTGACCGCTGCTGACGTGACCGCTTTTACTGACTCCCCGTTGCCCGAGAAGGCTACTGAGAAGTGGCCTGAGGGTACGACGATGAAGAAGATCATGGATGATTTGTTGGCGTTTACGGCGAATAAGCCTGTGACGGATAAGGCTCAGGTGTTTGGCCGTATGGCGGGGACGTGTGCTGTGTTCGACAGGTACGTGTGGCAGATTAATAGTGTTGAGTACAGCGAGTCGGGTGCGAGCGTGTCTGCTGAGCCGTATACGTCAGTGCGGGATTTAGCAGATTTGTTTGGTATGCCTCTGGTGAAGGATCTGCCGACACCGCCGGGGATTACTCTCGGCCAACTGTCGTTGCATGGTTTTGAGCATAAGGTCTAGGCGTAAAGAGGGAGGGGCGACACCGTGGCTGGTGTCGCCCCTTCTTCTTGTGTTATGCGCCTAGGATGTTGGCGAAGTAGGACTGTCCTGCGGGCGTGACGAGGAGTTGTGGCCGAATCTTACCGGCCTTGTCGATGCGTTCGGTGAGGATGAGGATTCCTTGGTTGACGGCGTCTTGCATGGGGATGATTTTGCCTTGGCCGTTGCGGAATGCGAATTTGTTGTCGAGGAGCCAGCGGCAGAACTTATTGGGTTGCATGGTCTTGATAGTCTTCGACAGAATCTTGCCGAAGGCGCTGGGTGTGAGGTCTCCTTCTGCTGTTTCGATGGCTTTGCCGAGGGCTGCGACAGGGCGCTGGGCTTCGACTTCTGCTTCGGCCTTGGCGCGCCTCTCTCGTTCTTCTTTGAGGGTTGTGAGGAGTTTGATTGCCGTGTCAGGGTTGGCGATCATATCTTCGATGGTGGCTGGTGTGGCGTACATGCCGTGTTTGCGGATCGAGGGCAGGACTTCGCTGGTGACCCAACGACGGAAGGCTTTGGCTTCAGGCTTGCGTGATATGAAGATGACTTCATAGAGTCCAGCTTCTGTGACGGCATTTGTCTTTTGAGTGCGCCCTAGATTGTCGATGACCTCGATACTATCGACCCCATCCGAATCTAGGCGGCGCGCTACGTCGCTTGGGTTTCTGATCTCAAGGGCATGACAGATGTCTACGAGGACAAACCAGGGTTCGCCTTGTTCATCCGTGGTGACGCGGATGTTGTTGCCGAGGTGGTTGAAGATGGTGATGTCGTTCATTAGTTGTTCTCCTTCGTAGAATTGTGGCGTTTCATGGAAGCGTAGCGGCGACCTGACCCGGGGCGGTTGTTCATCCAGTGCTCGACAGTGTCGATGTGCCAGCCGGGGCGTTCGCCTTTTCCGGTGAGGTAGTAGATCTCGGGGGCGGGCAGCATGCCCTTGAGGAAGTAGCTTTGGATGGTGCTGTCCGTGAGGCCAACGTGCTTGGCGAAGGCGCTGACGCCGAGGTACTTGGGAGTCATTGGATTTCCTTTCTGTCGTTTCCTTCTGACACGAATAAGAGTACACGAGTTTTGCGCGTGAATGCAACCTATTAGAAAGTGACTCTCGTCATACTGGTATACTAATGTTATGAAACACAACCTTCCTACCCCGTCACAGCCGTGGGGCAACGACATCAACAAACGCCTCGCATCAGTAGAAAACGACCTCATGCTGATCCGTTCGACAGCGAACAACGCAGCACAAAGCGTCACATCCCTGGTGTCGGATCGTGCCACCAACGGCATCGCCAAACCCTTCTACGACGAAGTAGGCGTCTCTTCCCCCGGCCGAGGACGAGGCGTCGGCGTCGACGAAGACATCTGGTACCGCTCCATCCCCTGGGCGGACTCCGGCCTATTCATGCAACTAGCCATCTCCGGCTATTTGAGGATCCCTCTCAACCTCAAACTCTACAGCGGCTTCAAGTACCCCGTCGATGTCAGTGTCGGCGTACGCGGCGCTAGGGCGCAGGACACCCGCTACCTGCGGTGCTTCCTGTCATACGAGCCGACAGGGGACGAAGGCCGAGCCATGATGGTAGCCCACATCAACTACAACACCGTCATCGACTACGAGCATTACAAGGATGGTATCGTGGTTGTGAACATGAGTAATTCCAGTGTGCATCCTGACTGGGTATACAACTGGGATTCGACAGCACAACTATCCCTGCAGATTGCAGGAGTGAGGTACTAACATGCCAGTCAACCCCCAAGGAATCTGGACCTATTCCGACTCAGACATCGTCCAGTCCTGGCCAGCCTTCATGAATCTGGGCTTTAACACGGTGTCGGATGTCATTAAAGGCCTCCAACAGAACCGCGTTCTCATCGCCAAGAACAATAACGACCAGCGCGACAAGCTGGCTGTTATCAACAAGGCCTCTGTCGGCTCCTACGACGTGCTCATATACCGCTCCGACATCAACGAGATGTACCTTGCGACGAATACTGGTATCAAGAAGATTTGGGGTGGTGCTCCCGAAATTAAGTACATCAACGACAATGAGGCTTTCTCGAAGTGGTACCGCTACACTCAGCACGGTGCAGGCGCTATCATCAGCCGCAATGTGTCGATCCCTAGCCAAGGCCTGTGGCTGTTCTCCAACTGCATCACGCTGGATAACAACGACAGTTCCAAGGACACGAACGTCGATGTCTTCCAAGCCATCGGTGACGGCATCTTCTACAATGTCGGTACGACGAACACCTACAATCACTCTGAAGGCGTGCTGTCGTTCCGTATGGCGACGATGGCATACTATGCCGCAGGCCCTCGAAGCGTCTCGGTGCAGGTGAAGATCTCATGTTCACCTGTTAACAACATCGGGTGGGGTGGCCTGTGTATTGGTGCCTCAAAGATCGGGTAACTGTGCTATACTAAGCAACGACAGTTATTCAACAGATTCTGTGATGTTGATGCTGTGGGTGTTTGGGTACGAGAAAACCCCCTGACTAGTTCTCCTTTCCTAGTCAGGGGGTTTTCTTTATCTAGGCCAGCCGGTGTCGAGTGTCCACTTATGGCGCATTTCGTGCACGAGGTAGTACACCAGATGTCTGAATGCGTCGCGCACATCATTCGCATCCTTGTAGCCGACATCCTTGCCAGTAAGCCACCAGCCGAGGTTCTTCAGTACAGCATCCTTCACGAGGCCTTTCGCCTGTGCCGGGGTCTGGTAGTGGATGTCATCGACAAGCCAGTCAAGGACAGCGTTCACCTTCACTGGTGTGAGGTCAGCACTAAACTTGTTGCCGGGCCGCAGATCGAACTGCTCAGCCACGACAGTAGCGCCGGGGTACTGGTCAAGGTACCTCTTGATGAGTTCCGCCGTCTGCGTGTGTGTCGAACAAATGAACTGGTCGAAGTGCAGAATCTCCACCTCCTCTTCGACACGGGCAACGACAATCCCTGTGTTGACACCAGGATCAATCGCGATGACGGTTTTCATTCTTCTCCTCCCAATTATCGTTCAGAATTTCATACTTCGTCTCGCACAGTCTGTTTCTGTCAGCCGGTGTCGTTCCACCAAAGACCCCTGACCGGTAACGTTTGCCATCGACAGGTACGTCTTCGAGTGCAAGACAGTCTTGAAGACACAGTTCTTTGACTGGACACTGTGAGCAGCAGACCTTTAAGACCTGATAGTAGAATCCTGAGTCAAAGAAAAGCTCGACAGGTACTCCAACACAGGGGGCTTGCTCGTAGGCGCGAATGTTGATCATACTTCCTCCCAATTATTGCCGACTTCTGCTTCTGCCACGAAGGGCACGCGATGGAACACGAGTGTCGCGGCCTTGGACATCTCGCGTTCCATCATGCGTGAGCATTCTTCGACAGTTTCTTCAGGGCATTCGACGTAGGTTGCGTCGTGCACAAGCCCAATCAGCTTGGCACCGTATTGCCCCACCTGTTCGTTGATCTTGATTGCTGCGTTGAGGCAGATGTCATTCGCAGTGGACTGCGGAACAAATGCCAAGGCTTCGTTCTGTGTCGATGCGTAGTCAGCGTCGGGCACGAAGAGAGGATTGTATGTCATTCCAAACTTGGTTCGTCGCATGTAGTTTTCCCCCTTCCGTCCAACACTGTGTCGTACCTTCTGCTGCCAGTTACGTAGGCCAGGGTATGCACCAAGGTACTGATCGACAACATACTTAGCTTCCTCAAATGGCTTTTCAAGCTCTATTGCAATAGCGGCTATGCCTCGTCCATAGTTCAAACCGTACACTACACTCTTTACCAGTGCGCGTCGGTTCTTTGCGGTCTTTGGCTGTTCGTGCTTGAAATCCTCATACGCTTCGATTGTCGGGAACTCTTCTGGCCAGATCTTTGTCATCAAATCGTCAAAAAAGTCCGGCGCACCCGGCTGGAAGGCAGCGATCATGGCTGTATCGTCTGCGAGCTCAGCGACAGTACGTAGCTCAGCCTGAGAGTAGTCACAAGAGATGATCTTGCATCCCGGCGCAGCGATAAGGGCGCGCTTGATACCACTGTCGCGTCCCATCGTCTGAATCGCTGGACCTTTAGCCGACAGACGACCAGTCTTTGCACCATGAGGAAGGTAATACGGATGAATGCGCTTATCCTCCCCACGCTTACGACGCACATTCGCAATGAAGCTTCCAATCACCTTCGCTGCATAACGGTAAGCAAGGAGAGCGTCGATGAACTCGGACTCCTTACCAGCGCGCTTCAACTTCTTCAGGTGCTTTGCGTCGAATGACGGGGACGATACACCCTTAGATGCAAAGTACTCAGCTATCTGCTTAGGCGACTGAGGGTTGAAGTCCTCGCCTGCCAGCGAGCGCAACACAACCAGCGCCTTGTCGCACTGTTCTTGGTACTTCTTTTCAAGCTCGTCAAGAGCATCAAGTGAGACTGCAACACCATTCATCTGCACGTCGCCCAGAACCCTGGTGACCTGCATACGATAGCGGTAATAGTCGTACTTTCCACTGTTCTTCAGGAGCGGCAGGAAGTACTCGTACAGCTTGTAGGTGTATACCGCGTCGAAAAGGTTGTACTTGTAGAGCTTTTCACGAGGAATGTTCTCGAAGTGTGCCCCGCCCTTCAGGTAGGACTTAGCGTCAGAGTCCCAGTCAGCAGCACGCAACCAGCGACGAGCAAGAGGCTTCAGGCCATGCTCATTAGCCAGGTTGTCGAGCACGAAGTGCATCAGCAGTGTGTCCTCATGGTGATACACATTGATGCCAAGCCGCTTCGACAGGTACGGCATGTCGAATGTGCCATTATGGCAGACGACAATACAGTCCCGACACAGGCGCTCAATCAGCTCAGCAGACTCGGGAGTCTCAGCAAGCTCCTCGGGGATCACCACACCGAACTTTCCATTCCACAAGGCAATCGATAGGATGCGACCAGCCGCGAATGTGTCGTTGTCGATGTCACCAGCGGACTCGATGTCGAGAGCAATGACACTCCCCTTCTTGAAGGAGATGCCCTGGCCCTCCCAGATCACCCAATCCTTGCCGAGTTCCAGGCCAGGATCGACAGGCCCAAGGTAACCGTACTGAAGCGCCTGAGCAAGGAACAGGATTGCTTGTGGGTTGGTGACGATCTGCTTAGGCGAGAGCGTCTTGTATGCGTCGCCCTTATAGCCCTTCACAGTGCCGAGAGTGATTGCGATGTCCTTGGCTTTGGGATCATCAACGACTTCGATAGGTGTGCCAGCAGGAAGGCCTGAGGCAGCCCTAGCCCTCTTCAGCAGAACTGTGACAAGCACAGGCAGCTTATCTACGCTGTTAGTCAGAATCTTCACACCTGGCCCCCTATGTATTTGATGAAACGATCACTATTCTTTTTCCCTTGAATAACTTCCTGGACGACACCACGCGCCTGAGCATACGTGATGATTTCTTTCAGCTCCTTCATTCCGTTGATTTCAGACTGGAACTTCAGAAGAATCTTCGGGATCGGCACGAGACCATTCTCCGAACGAGCAATGAAGCTGATGAACTTATCCACCTTGTTGCTGAAGTTGGAGTTCTTGACGTGGTGAATAAACACCTCGTTCGACGCCATCCAGATGGGAGCTAGGGCAATGGCCTTGAGCATGTGTCGCATCGTGACAACGACACCGCCATGAGCATTAGGGCCGTTGTACATGGCAAGCAGGGCAGCGATACGCAAGACAGAGAACGTCATACGCTCGGTGCCAGGGAACAGCTCACGGCTACTTAGGACATGTTGTGCAGCCATCACCTTGGCTTCCTCAGAGAACTCGATCCACCGCTCAAACACGCCCGGCTCAAACTCGACAGGGATACGGACTTCCTCGTGTGCTAGGGACCTGGACTGGCGTGCGCTGAAGTGCGTGTCGAACTTAGTTGTTGCCCTGATAAGGTTCGACAGCATGAAGTCACGCTGCTTGTCGGCAATCTTGCCTGTCGAAGGATTAACAGCAACCAGCTTCACGTCCTGTGAGGACGTAATGTAGTGGTCCCGTTCATCGACAACAACAAGGCAGCGCGGCGTAAAGCCAGACTCAACGCGTTCTTTCGTCAGGTGCTTCGCGGACTGATCAAGAATACCTGTCCCGTAGAACGTCATGTAGTACGGTGTCGCTGTCTGGTACGCGACCTTGCCGCCTTTGTCTTTACGTGCGACAGCGGGGATATACCCGTCGTAGCTCTTGGTGAGGAAGGGCATCATGGAGGACATGTAGCTGCCTCTTTGTGCAGCGTGTGCGAAAAAGTCCTGCACCTCGTCGATTGCGTACAGGCCAGACTCCTTCGGCTTGGTACGAAGGTATGCCGACAAGGCCTCACCTGTCGAATCTTCAGGTGCAATGTAGGAGTCTGTTCCCTTACCAACACCGATAGCAACGTCCCGCATAATGCCTTCTGCGAGGCGTAGTGATGTTGACTTGCGGGACTGGGTGGTGCGTCCCAGTACCAGGAAGTATAGGTTCAATGACATTCGCTGGACGTTGATGGGGAGGAAAGCATACTTCGCAAACACTGAGGAGAGGATGGCGAGAGCGCCCGCATAGTGGAATTGCTTGGGTGCCATTGCTGACTTCGTTGCAGCCCACACGGCGAACTGATCGACAAAGAGACCCATTGGTTCCTGCTCGTTCTCATGCAGGAAGCTCACATTCTGAAGGGTTAGCTCCCGTGCTTCACTGAGAAGATACGAGGAGCCGACCTTGGTAGTAGCTTCCAGCTCCTTATCAGATGGCCCGTTGTGCTGTGCCTTCCATCGGGCATGATCCCGGTTGATCTGCTTCCACAGGTAGCCGTCGCCTCTCCCGTCCATAGCGAACTTGTTGAACTCCGTCCCGCGCACGACAGCGAAGGCTTCGACAATCGAGCAGCCTTCCTCCCAGAGTGCACATTCGAGGTGATACATTTTCGAGGAGCGGTCTTCCTCGTCAATGAACATGTCATCCGTCGCAAGGTCTGTAATGTACGAGCGGTTGACCATGCCGAGGACTTCGTACATGGTGGGGATGTCAGTGGGGAAGTCTTCTTCCTCGATACCCATTCGCTCGACAGGGGGATACTCGGCTGCGAACTCAGCAGCAGTGATCTTCTCATCGCTGACCGTGAGTGTGATTTCCCACGGGTCCACTCGCTTGCAGTTGTGCGTGAACGGGACCCTGAGCTTCTTCGACAGGGGCCAGCCACGATCCATGCCGTCGTTGCGGTGATCCTCATAGAGCGCTCGCGAGAGTGCTTCCAGCATGTCGTTCGACAGGTCCTTGGCGTCGTCGAGCAGCCAGTATCCCTGCCAGTGCTTCTCACTGGTCTGAACAAGGATGGAAGGCTGAATCCTCAGCTTGTCAATAGGGCAGTCATCACCATCCGACCACACGCACGCAGCGCGGATGACATTATCCTTGGCCGCGTGGCGCGTGTTCGACAGGGCCGGGGGCTTCGTGTACAAGAAAGGCGAGTAGTACACATCAAGGTCAGCATGTGACTTGGTGTACGCCACCATCTTGTCGAGTTGCGCAGGTAGGTTGAACCAGCGGAAGTTTGTGAGGCCACCCATCGGACCCTTGAGAATAATAGGTGTCCAGCCTTCACCGTGTGGGAAGACTGCCCGGAAGAAATCTGTAAGGTTCATGCCTCTCCTTTCGCATCTGCCTATTGTAAGGCAGGGCCACACCTCTTGTCGAAGTGCAGCCCCGCCTAGTTAGTTGATGGTCAGAGTTCGATCTTGGAAGCCTTAGACTTCTTCGGCTTCACATCGCCCCATTCGACCTTCTTGATATTGTTGCGCTTGCGGGTCTCACCGTTGTACTCGGTCTCCTCGACATCAACGGCTATCGTCGCCGTCTTGCCAACGATGTCGATAGCAACCTGGTAGTAGTAGTCGGTGGTGCGTTCCGTGCGCTCGGTAGGCCAGGGGTTACCCGACGCAGTGCAGAACTTGGGGAGGTCCCAGTGCAGACCATTCTTAGTGATCAGGACCAGCCAGTAACGGATCTGGCGCGCCGCGTGCTCGCCTTCTGTGACCACGAAATCGACCGTGTACATGGGGTTGCCATTCTTGGACTCTCCCAGCTCACAGGCATCAACGGTCACCTTGTACAGCCCCTTGGGCAGAGGCTCGAAAGACATGGACTCGGCAACGTCCAGGCTCATCAGTGCTTCGAAATCAATCATTGTTGTTCTCCTTCTTGTTGATGTAGTTGTTGATTGTCTCAGGCAGCCACCCATAGGTGACTAGCTTGTTGTGTCGAATGATGGCATCCGGCTGTGGGAACCCCTTAGCGTCCTCATGGATACGATACAAGATTGTCGTACGTTTGACACTCGTTTTTTCAATCACGTCAGTGATCGACAGGTACTCAGTCGCCACCCTTCTCCTTCATAGTGTAATGCTCATGAACCCAGTGCATAATCTTCGACATGGTTGGGTTTCCGATCATCGGGGGCATGTTGTCGAAGCGTGTCTTAGTCAGGATACTAGACGACGACTTGACGTTCAGGACGACAACAAGGTTCTCTTCCTCATTGTCTCCCACGTCCTCCCACGTCGTACGACCAATCAGGTCGAAGATGGAAGGAAGCTTCTTGAAGCTCTTCTTACCTTCGAAGTCAGGCGCGATCTGGGAGAGGCGTTCAGTCTCCACAATTTCGCGTGACTCGTGGGTGATACAGATGATATTCAGAGACATATCGAAGGCGATCATGTTCACAAGGTCCAGTACCTTGTCGTATGCCGCTGCCCACATCGCAAAGGTATCCTTCGGATTGATCGCTGAGAAGTGGAGTTTAACAAGTTCCTGAAGTCGGTCAACCGTGTCGATAATAACCGTCTTGAAGGGCTTATCCTTAGCCTCACCAATCTTGACGAGCAGGTCTGCGAACTCCTTGTACGTCGCGGGCTGCACAACGAGCATGTTGTCCAAGTCGCCATATTTAGCAGCAGGCGCAGTGCCCCGCTCCAAGTCAACGTACAGGACGGGACTAAGCTCCTCGACAGTGCTGGCTGTCGAAGCAAGCGAAGTCTTCCCTGTACCTGAAGGCCCATAGAGTAGAATCTTCAGCTTAGGAACATCCTTGCGGGGGTCTGAAACCTCAATGTTGAGGCCTGTCAGGAAGCTATCAAACTTTCCCATGTGTTCTCCTTTCTTCTCTACCGCTTGAAAGCGCAGTAGTAACAGCCGGGATGGCTGTCGAGTTCTCCAATATGGTCCCGATTTTCATCGGCCCACTGGAAGATTTGGTTGGCTCGTTCGAGGACGGCAAGAGCCGCTGCCCTGTCGTACTTGAAGCATAGCTCATGGCTGGCTTGTAGGACACTCTCGATAGTGCAGTCCCTCGGGAAGAGAATAAGCGAGCAGTAGTTCACCTCGTGCCCAGCGTTCTCCATACCCAGCCCGTACAACATCAATTGGAAGTAGTACTTCTTGAGTTGCAGTTTTGTTCGTGAGTCAGAGTAGAACTCTGGCTCACACTGCTCGTTGAAGAAGGTTGCTGACGAGAAGGCCTTGATCTTCTTTTTCGACAGAACCTTGTAGTCAACGACATGGCCTGTCGCCACGTCGAAGCCATCACAGGTACCAGAGATGTCTCCGTACCCATCAATGGCGCCGACAGTTACCTTAGCCTCCTTGAGGTAACCCTTGAGCCCAATGACATTCTCTAGGTAGAGGTGGAAGGCTGTGCCAAGCATCGGCGCGAGGGGATGGTTGTTGTCTTCCTCGTGGATACCAAGCAGCTTCTCTGCAAGACAACGCTCACAGAGGTCTCCCAGTTCAGACGGGCCGACCTTGCGTTGCCTGTCACGCGGCGAGGGCTTCGACAGTTCCCGAATCAGCTGATCGTAGATGTCACTCATGAGAAGCCCACTCCTTGTACTGCTCTTCCTTCATGACGTATAGGTTCCACGCAAATTGATGCAGGTCATCTAGAGGCGATTTAATGAAAACCAGAAAGTCGCCTTCCTCGATGCCCTTCCACAGCTCCCGGGTCCCAAACAGTGGGACACACGAAGCGTGGCGCACGATCTTATCCGAGCCAGTATTAACCTCCCACCTTGTCTTGCGAATTTTGTCCTGTTCGACAGAGGTAAACATGAACCCTGCTGGAACCTGGATAACTAGCTTATTCTTCAGCACGATGGACACCCTTCGACAGGCTCATGAGTAGTTCTGTCGCCTCACTAGAGTTGTTGTAGTCCCCGAGGTAGACAACCTCCACGATCTCAGGACAAGATGAGATGAGGTGTGCGCACCCACGACAAGGATAGTGAGTCACATAGAGAGTGTATTCACTCCCATGTTCTGCCATCTTCCGGATGGCACCCCGTTCCGCGTGCACAGTGTTGACGCAGTGGTCATCAACAATGCGGTGACCCCCTGTGTCGCACGGCTCAAGGCCAGGTGGCGTCTCGTTAAAAGCACTCGACGCCACCTGGCCGGTCGCACGGTCAACGATCACACACCCGACATGCGCACGGTCGCAGCGGGACTTCTTAGCCTCGTCCCGTGCCGCTTGAATGTACTCTCTCACTTGGAAAGAATCTCCTTATGATCCGGTGACATAGTAGCTGCCCATCCGAGAACCTTGTATCCGAAGTCGGTGACTCCCAGACGAGGGTCAATGATCTTCGGGACTCGTGACCACTTGTAATCAAGGAATGCGAGAGTGTTTCCACTCATATAACGCATGAGCCTTGCGAGTGCAGAAGTCTTCAGAACGACCATGTTGCCGTCTTCATCCTCCTTAAGTGCGAGCAGACTCATCCCACTCAGCCGTGCCGAGTAGGGACAAATGTTCTCAGGGAAGTCATCCCTGTAGAACCCTACCTCGTTTCGGTCATGATCCACCCACATGAGTGACAGGTCGAGAGGCTTCGCGGCGTCGAGGTCAATGTTTTTCGACACCAGCTCGCGTGCGTTGCACTTCAGGTCAGTCAGTGTCGGCACGGTGAAGACCCGGTTGTTGAAAGGATCAACGACAGCCATCTCGTTGTCACCCGTCCACCACTGTGCACACACTGTGCCAGATGTGTTGATCAGACGAAGCTCTCCGTTTGCTAGGAAAGCTGTCCCAAGTTTTGCCCCACTCGCAGTGATGACAATGCCATCTTCGACAGGAAGATACCTCCGCCTGATGTAGTCAGACGGCAAATCCTCCCAACCGTAGCCAAGGATGGGGCTATAGATTTCCTTGATGCTTACTCCCATGTCTCTCCCTTTTCGTAATAATGAAATTCAACAATCGGGACATAGTGTCGAATTGGGGACTGAATCCTGTCGCTAATGTAGTACCTGACAGCATCGAAGTCGATTGACACTGTTCGTGCTGTGAACAAGTGTTCCTCACCCTGCGGGGTATACCACAGGTGAACATCCTGACTGTCGTTGAATGAGACCCCGTTGTTAGTGGCTTCAGTTTCTTTCCGGCCATCCAATGCCACATAGGTCTCCCACTTGTAATCAAGCACATGAATGCAGACGACACTGCCATCAGTGAACTGAATATATGCGTCCCTGCTGTTGTCTAGCCAGAACTTTTCCACATTCTTCTTCAGAAGCTTAGCGACCGTTTTGTGATTGCACTCTACAATCTGCATGTCAGTTTTCTCCCTTCATCATAAAACGAGTGAGTACCCAAACGAGGACGAACAGAACCGTGATCGTAAGGAAGATTGCTACCAGCCCTGCAAGGTAGAAGGCACAAGCAATCACGATGTACATGTGCCATGACGGGAACCAGAGGCCCGTCACGGTAAGAGCAATACAGAATAGGATCGGAATAAACGAGCGCTGCTTGCGTTTATTCCAACTGCACTTTAATTCGTTCGTGCAATCACGGTAGTAGTCATCCAAAGTAGTTTCCTTTCTGTTGGTGTTTCTTTCCTAGATTAGGCCGCTGGCCTTCAGTCTGTCAAACCGCTCTTGCAAGCGCCCAAGCACACGGGCGTCCACTGTGTCGATAGCTTGAATCAGGAAGCGGTTGACAGCCGTCTTTTGCCCCTGTCGGTTAAGGCGTCCCGTCGCCTGTTCATTAATGACCAAGCTGTTCGACAGGCTCAGCCAAAATTCCGTATGACACACGTCTTGGAGTCCATCGACACCCTCACTCATAGCCTCATGCTGAGCGACAATGACACGGACTGTCCCGTCAATAATGGCGTGGAAGTCACCACGGGACTTACCAGACACCTCAATGCATGAGATACCAGCCTTGCGCAGACGGTACAACACTGCCTTGATGAACTTCTGGGAGTGTACCCACACAACGACAGGTTCATCCTCGGGAAGATCAGCAATGACATCCATCATCGCGTCTAGCTTTGAGGACTTACAATCCTCGTGGTAATCAACAGCCCCATCTTCGTTAAATGATGGCACTCCCAGTGTCATCTGTCGAAGCCTCAGGTCAAGCTCCACGGGAATACTCAACGCAAGTGGGTTGTCTCCCAGGAATGTCAACGCCTTTTCTTCCAGGTCGTTGTACATCTTGCGTTGCGTGCGAGACAATTCCACTTCGACATTGTGAATAATCACGCCGGGCAGCTCCGGATTAGCCTCAGCCTGAGACACCTCATGGTACGATGGCGCACCACGGCGCACCATGCCAGGATGCTTCTCGCTCGTATAAGTCTTCCCGAAAGAGCTAAAGGCATTGGACTCTTCCGTGAAAAACTTGGCACAGAAGTCCCAGTAGCCGCCATAGTGGTTAGGCCACAGGAACTTGAGGGCCGCCCAGATATTACAGGGCTTATTCCCCGCTGGTGTCGCACTCAAGGCGAGCCGGTATTTGGCTTGAATATTTCGTGCGACAGCGAAGTTTAGGGAAGAATGGTTGCACGCACGGTGCCATTCGTCGGCAATGACCATGCCGAACTCGACACCGTAGAATGGCTTGCTCATGGCTTTGTAGACCATCTTCTTAGCCTTGCCATCCCAGCGCTTTTCCTTGTTACGTGAGCGCATTAGCTCCCAGGTAATAAAGTAGACACCAGGTTTGCGGGCTTCAAGGTTGTCCCATACTTGCAGAGTAGCTTTGGTTTTCTTCCCCGACAAGGTGACCATATCAAGATCTGCGAGCATCTTCCAATGCTTGCGCCATCCTGATTCAGTGCGGACAGGTGCAACCACGAGGATGATTTGATCCTTGATTGTATCCCCGAATGCATTCATGGTGTTCCACACCGACACAGCGGTCTTGCCTGTCCCGAGGCCCGCGCCTACCAGCCCCGTGAAAGGTGTCTTAGAGTTTGCTAGCCCTTCCAATACTCGGGACTGGTAGGAACGGGGGGTGAATGCCATTTAACAATCCTCCGAGTAATCAGTCTGCATTGAAGTGTTCTCCTTCATTAGCCTAGCTCCCAGAAAACAACCTGTTCAGTGGATTCCATATCTTGTGTGAGCATGGCATTAAGGATGACTTCTAGTCCGAGCTTATCCAAGGCAAACTGTAGATCCTCATTGATTGCCGACACATCCGTCTCAGGGCGTTCAACACCCCAATACCCGTCACGCCCAACCTCAGCACAAATGGTCAGGCCAGTTCCACCATACAGGTAGGTTGCTACGTAGAATCCCTGGTCAACAAGCTCGTTAATGTCATGCCTTGCAGCCACCTGTCGGATAGCAGCTTCGACAGCCTTGACACAAACCTGCTGGTACTTTGTAGTGATTTCATTCAGAGACATGTTAGTTCCTTTCTGTTGCAATAATTTCTGCATAGAAGATGCGATCCTTAACGACACCTTCTGCGTATTCAATTTCTTCAAGGCTATCCTCATTAAATGTTGCCTTGATGTCGAATGTTGGTAGTTCGTGCACGCCGGGAATCACCACGAGGGTTGTCCAATCCTTTACCCAGAGGAAGCGCCCGTTCTGTCCGTCCCACTCTTCGTAACCGACGGAAGGAAGAGCCTCATTCCACCACTGAGTGAAGCCGAGGCCACGAATCCAGTCATCATGCAGGGTCTCCCAGTCAGTGTCAGGTTTGAACTCACCATCATGGTACAGCTCGTAGAAGATGTCTTCCTTAACCTCTTCTAGCTTAACAGTAGACCCTTCCACCCAATCCTTTAGCATTCTTCTCTCCCTTTAATGTAAATACTTATGCCGTTAGGCAATTCAATTTCTGATCCTGTTCCCAGGGTTTTGTGAATGATTTCAGCCGCTCTCATCTGTCGAACAGATTCAAGCCACTGAGTTGAATACTCGACAAGCTCACTGTCTTCCAGGGCACGGGCAGTGGCTTCCACCTGTTCAATAGTGTACCCACTACCCGTGCCGTATGTCTTCCATTTCATCGGAACGTCGCGTAGACCTCCGACACATTGGTGGCAGGTTCCAGGTCAATCAGACCCAGACTTGCAAGCTTACGCGTGTTCAACTTCGGCTTGTCGTAGCAAGCCTCACGCACTGCCTTGGGCAACTTCTTGAAAGCTGCCATCTTCTCAACCGCCGCCGGGTTAACTGTGCGTCGCACCATGAACGACACGGACGTGTCTCCCACCGTAATCTTGTCGCCGGGTTGGAAGCCTGCGCACAGCTCCCGCTTCAAGTCGTCACGGGCCTCTGTCAGCTCAGCGATCTCAGCATTGAGCTTGATAATCTTTGCAACGAGTGCTTCAGTGTTCATTGTTTTTTCTCCTTCTGTTGTCTTACCACAAAGTACTAGGGTTGTTTTCGTTCATCCATTCAATGTTTTGATGTGTGTCACCAAAGCATTCTTCCAGACTATCCCAATGGAATACTTCTAGATGGGCCGTGAGTCCAAGGTTTGCGGACTTCCACCCCAATTCTGAAATTAGGGAATAGGTGTAATCAGCAATGTGAAGTTTGATAAACAAGTGCTTCACAGGTGTTTTATCAACAAAAGAGTAATCACGATAAAAATCGTAATCATCAACACTACCGTCAAACCAGGGGTTGCCACCATATAGCCATGCATTTTGTTGATTAATGGTGCGATCCTTATTAGTTTTTCCGTTGTTCCTAAACTCAATAACTTGGTTGTTTTTGAGTAGGAAATAGATATGGTTTGCCTCACTGTAAGCACCGACAACCCCAATACCTGCAAGTTCTCTGAGTGTTTCATTGCTAATATCAAGCTGTTTCATTTACCTGCTTTCCTTTCAGTTAATCCGACGGATAATGCCTCCGACACACATAGTTGACAGTGTGTCTTTCACATAGTCGTTCCAATCGTCCCACGCGACTTCGCGTGCAACCTGACTCGCAGTGTAGACCTTGCCAAAGATAAGGCTAGCCTTATTCTCCTTGTCGAACACATGCACGCAAGCATCCTCAAGGCTTTCGAGAGTCATGAGGGAACCATCTTTCTTGACGTAATCCCATAAGTCTGGTTCAATCCCAAGCTCTTCAAAGCTATACGACTTTCGCAGCTCCCAATCGACAAGCAGTTCAGGGTCAATCTTTCCGTACATTCTTGTTCCTTTCATTCCGCAATGTTCACGATGTAACATTTCTTATCTTCTGAATCCCAGATGAACTGATGTGCCCAGCCATGCATGAAACACATGTCATCAAGGCTGATGGCTTCGCTCGCCTCGGTCTCGAAATACCAGCACAGTTGGTTGTCGGCTATGTTGGTGTTGCACCGCCATACGAGACCTTCGACAGCAACGAAGATGCCAGATGGCTCGTTTTCACTGAACAGGTCCAAGTAGCCGACGAACTCGTACCCTCGTTCAACAAACCACGGGTTAATAACTGTCAGGTCCCAGCCCGTATCATCCTTGACATACCCTGCAACAGACAATTGCAACTTGTCGAGGTAGGAACGGAACTCATCCTGCTTAGTAATCATTTCAATCAATTCTTCCCACATGTTGTCACCAGCCCATCAGCATTGCATAGTAGAACCCAGCCCACACGGAGCCAAGAATTACGAAAACCATTCCTGAGATACTAGCAAGAGCGTCATCCTTAGCTGTTACTAGTAGAAAGGCCCCCAACACAGCTACGAAGATGTTAAGAATAAGTCCAAGGATAATCATCTCAGTTCTCACTTTCTGTTGCGAAGATAACATCTTCAAGGTAACCGATTGCGTTGTCATTCACGTAGTGTTCCCAGTCATCAGTGTTCCAGTCATCGTCAAGGAACATCTGCCACAATCCATCTTCAATGTCGTTTTTATCGAAGGTGTGCCCCTTGTAGTGCAGGATTGGTCCCTCCCAAGGGCCTCGCCACTCATATTTGATGGCCTCAATTCCATACCAGTTAAGCATCTTCGTTCATTCCCTTTCCAATCTTCTGAAGCAGTTCATACATGTATGCTTCATACATGGCGTCTTTCAGATTCTTCCACGCATCCCCGTAACGAGGCTCCGGAGGGTAGGGAGGGATCATTTCTCATCACCTTCCACGATGTAGCAGTTGCATTCAATAATCCCGGGGATGCCGCCTTCAACCCAGCCGACACCATGGGGGTCTTCAGGGCTTTCGACAAGGCTGGCAGGTACAACCTTGAGCTTGCCACTGGAAATCATGTCAAGGATCAGACCATACAGCTGATCTTCAATAATCATTGCAATAGCACTAATACGTGCATCTGCAATGGCGTCACGCCGCCGTTCAGGATCAGTGAAGGTGTCATAGTCAGGTGACATGAAATCCTCTGTATCGGGACGCCCCATAGCGTCCCATGCCTTGTAGACAGTTTCGTTGCTACACCAGCCATTGATGGCGGTGCATGTCTCATCCCAGATATTGACAGGGCCATTCAGGACACTCGCAGCGAAGTCCAGCGATGGGGGGTCAGCGAGGATTTTCTGTGCATAGATTGTTGTCGCCATCGTTCTACCTTTCGGTTTGTTGTTGAGGGCTAACTTTTTGTTAGCATCGTTCCCGGCGTGGGAGTCGAACCCACATTTACCTACCGACAGGGCCGGGATACCTTTTCTCAGGATACGCTCACGAGTGCATATTCGTGCCCCCACCTGTCGTGCATACGGGCGGCGTGTGCTTCCCACGCGTCCCACTTGATGGGCGGTGCGTCTCGCCATATCTGCAAGACCATGGTGACAAGTCGTTTCTCATACGACGACAGCCCCGAGCAATTAGCGTACAAGAATCCTTGCGAGTCCCAGGTGCACACGACCTTCCCAGTGAGCCTGTTGCGAATAATGAACCCGTCCATTCCACGACACAGCGTGTACTGGGCTCCGAGGCGTCGTGTCCCCATGAACTGGGAGTCAGGGTAGACACTTTGCAGTGTGTCCCGGATTGTCATGTCAGCTCACAGTCCCTTCAGGGGTAGCAGGGTCTTGTATGCCCGGCGGTGAGTGACCTCCCAGGTCTCCCAGTCAACCCTGTACCAGGGCCGCCATACCTCAATGATCTGGTTAATGACGCTCTTCTCATGCCAAGCGAGTTCCCCGAGAACCCACACGACGCCCGTGTGCTTATTCCACTGGCACACAATCTCGTGGGTGTCATTGCGCACGAGCATGTACAAGTTCTCATCCCGGTTGATGTGAAGCTTTCCACCGACAAGGCAGGGGTAGTAGCCCCAACCGTTGCTCTTCAGGTTCTGAAGCGTTGCCTTGATGGTTGCCATCAGTACTGCCACCCATCCTTGTTCGTAGCGGTCTCGAACTCACGGAGTGTTGCCCCGGTCGGGTAGTAGGACTCCCAAGCGTCAAGGTCCCGGGTAATCCGCTCCATCTCCCGGCGCTCGCGAGCACGGATGCGCTTGCTCAGGTCCCGGGTGTGACGGGTGTACAGGGAGTGCTCCCTGCGGAACTCACGGGGGTGCCACGCGATACCACGCGCTTCCTTCACGTCCCAGGGATCGGTCTTGTAGGTCTTCGACATGATTTTACCTTTCGGTATTGGGTTGAGCGCCCTCACCTGTTGAGGGTGCTTCGTTCCCCGCCCGGGGATTGAACCCGGCTTTGTCGCCATTGATGCGGGGATGTCTTGTGGGTGTGGGTCACGCGTTGGCGTTGGCTTCGACAGCTGCCCAGAACGGGGTCACGGGGGAGGGTTCGAATGTCTGGGTTGCGGGGTTGAAGATGTAGGCGTCGTTGGCGATGCCTTCAATGTTGAAGTTGTCGGCGTGCTCGCCAAGGGCGGCCTTGATTTCGTCGTGCACGTCGGTGATGGTGGTCAGCTGGTTCATTGTCGGATCCTTTCGGATGAACTTGTATAGTGCTTGTGTGTACCTGTCGTGGAAGGTGACACGTTTCCACTGTGTGTCGGTGGCACAGGTGATGTCTTGCTCAGTGATCATGCAAACCCCGGTGTGCATGTAGGGCTTGGTCGTATACCAATCGGGTACTTGGTCGAGGGGCACGTACTCTACTGTGAGTTCGTCGTTGTTGGTTTCGGTTGCGTAGGTGGCGACAGGTGCTGTGGCGAGTAGGGCGGTGGCGAGTAGGGCGGCGATGTTCATTGTTGGTTTCCTTTGGTGTGGTGAGGGGGCCTGTTGGTGGTTCGACAGGCCCCCTCGTGGGGGTCACAGGACCTGGAGGCTGAAGCCAGCGTTTTCGAGCTGGCTCAGTGCCGTACGGTCGCCGTGGATTGCGCGCTCAAGGCGCTGTGTCCACTTGGCGGCGTCGTAGGCGTCGAAGCCGGGGGTGGTAGCGAACCAGGGCTTGGCGCACGCCTGCATGCAGTCTGCCAGGATCTCGGTGGGCAGGTGGGTGGGGACGGCGGTGTCGGTGAGGAGGAGGAGTTCCATGGTTGGGCCTTTCGGTCTCGTTGTTTCCTTGTGGCTTCAGCCTACAAGAGCGTCTGTCACTCTGTCAACTGGAAGCTTCGTGACGTGTGTCACATCGTGAGCCGGGCAGGAATCGAACCTGCCTTCACCCGCCACGTCGTTGCGAACGACAGGGGCGCGGCTCTGAGGTGCCTAGCGCGGTGAGCGGCTACTCAGTGCGTCTAAGCCCTAGCCTGTGGAAGCGTTCGACAGGGGGTGCCAACCCCGCCACGTGGTGCAAGCCACGCCCTCCACGTCATTCAGTTTACAGTCAAGATCGTTCGGGTCAAGGGGCTTGCCCGCCTCACGGCGGTCTTTGGTTTTGGCCTTTGGGCTGTTTCCCTTGCCGATGACTCAAGCTTAGCGCAGCGTCTGTCAGAGTGTCAACTCAAGTATGCGTGACCTGTGCCACATCATGGGTGTGGCTGCTTACGGCTTCGACAGGGGCTTAGCTCATATAGCCTCGGAGCCAGGGTGTGGCTCGCTTAGCCCCGGAGCCACAGGCCGCCTCGCCATCGACACAGGCCGGCATGTGTGCAGAGCGCTCATGTGGGCAGAAGTGCGTGCGGCTAACTCGGGTTAGTTTGAGCCGAGGGCTTATGCACCATCGACAGTAGGGATCGACAGCCCCCCCTTGCTTCTGCCTTGGCTTGCCTTGCTTCTGCACCATCGACAGTAGCGGGCCGTATGTTGACGCACGGCTTGAGGTAGGTAGGTAGGGGGGTGCAAGCAGGGGCTTGCTTCCTTCGACACGGGCCCTTATAGCTCCAACGCTCGGGCTCGGGGGTAGGGGCCGCACATCACGGTGAGAGGTACGTTCGCCCCCTTGCCTGTAGGCCTGCCGGCTGTATATGGCCAAGCGCTAAACTAACCCGTGTTAGGCAGGTTAGTTTAGCTCGCGTGTGTCTTTCTTCGACACCCCCCGGCCTCTTTGTTCGCCGCCCCTTCGGCAGGGGGGTAAGGGGCAGGGCTAGGCAGCAACGACACCCCCCGTGTGCGCGGCCTTGTTGTCGTCATGCTCTCTCTACCCGCATCGTCGTCGTCAGCCTAACCCGGGCCCTTATGTATGGTTCGACAGGGGGGGGTAAGGGGTAAGGGGTAAGGGGTAAGGGGCGGCTTGCTTCGCTGTATCTTCGACCGCCCCGTGCTGTGTGTGTGTGTGTGTGTTCTACACATACTGAGGGCGGTGACCCTGGTATTTTATCATTCTTTTAGTTCAATGACAAGGCAAGTGTGATTCGACACCCCCGAGGGTCTTGCTTGCTGTCTCTTTTTGTTTGACATCTCAGCATGTGGCTAGAGTTGACATGTAGGTTGGGTTGATGGTATCGCGTGTGCACAGCGTGGCGGATTTCGGGTTGTGGGGGGAGGGGTGTGAGTGTGAGAGGTCGTTTAAGGGGTCTAGAAGGCGATCTGAGCGAGTTTTAGGGTGGGGGTAGTGTCATGGCCTAGGTAGGGGTCTGAAAAGGCGTGAGAGGGCGTTTTAGAGCGTTTTTTGCGATGGTCGAAAACTGACCACCTGCTACTTTTCTATGAATCCTTTACGCGGATCTTATAACTTTCTTAATAGGTAATAATATTATCTATAGTATTAAGAATATTATCTATTGTAGAACATCTTGTATATAGAACATGGTTATTACAACTATGTTTTACAACTATTCTCTGTAGGTAATAATTCACTGATTGTATTTCAATAAAAAAATCTAGGTATAATCAGCGAAAAGGGGGGTTTTCGCGAGAATTTTTCTCCTGACACTTTGACGAATAGATCGTGTCAGTTCGTGCAAGTTGATACAAAGGTAAACACGACTTTACTTGTGCTTCGTGAGTGTAGCCACGCAGTTAGGATAGCCTAAGTTAAGTTAGGGTTAGGTTACTACGTGAGTAGGGGCACGCAGCCTAGGGTTGATTCGTGACTAGGGTCATATGATGCAAGTCACGCGAGTTGGAGGGGGTATGGGTTGACAGAGTGACAGGATTGTCTTTACACATTTGACCCGGGGCGCATAATTTGACAAATTCAGGAAAACATGATAGAGGAGCATAGGAGGGGATTTGGGGGCCCCTCGACTTGACAAATAGAAAATCAAATGCTATATGGGGAGGGGAGGGGTGGGGGGTGTCATACCCACCTTTCTATGGGACTAGTAGGGGGGCTAGTAGGTTGTGGGTCAAGTCACGTTGCATACTCAATGATTGGCTGCTAAGATATGAGTATCAACAACGAAAGGAGAAAACATGAACCTACAACCCAGGCACCCGACAACAGCCCACAAAGGATCGCCACATACAACACGGTCCCCGGCACTGTCGTACGCCTCAGGAACCGCATCTTCGTGCTTGTCGATGCCTCAAAGGGGCCTCACCAGTGGCTTGCAGCCCACACTGGTCACTACCTTAGCCACGAACAGTTTGCGGCCCGGATGCGGGGTGACACCACCAACCTGCCTGTGATCCTGTTTGACCCTTTGGACACCGACACCGACACCGACACCGGCACCGGCACCTCTACAGACAAGGAGAACAACAATGACTGAACTTGACCCGCTCATCAAGGCATTCGTCAAAACTCTTGAGGAAGCCAATATCATTACCGCCACCAGCACACACGACCTTACCAGCACGCAGTTTGAGTGTTTCACTCCTGAGTGCCTACGAATCGTGATGGACTCACTCGACATCGAGCCAGGCACTGTCGTTGTTGTCGGCGGCTGGGAAGCAATGCGTGTCGTTGGTAATGGTGACCGCAATGAGTTGGTGTGGGTCGGATTCGACGGTCGTACGTACACCCACGAGGAGTTCGCTGATACTGTTCGTTCGACTCAGGATGTCGTGCGTGTCATCCACTATGGGATTATCTGATGAAGAACACGGCTGCTGAGTTTATCCGCCGCGCTGCATTTGTCGATGCTAACGCACTACTGAAGGAGAACTGAAATGTTGGATGCGCTGTACGCTGTGTGGGACTTGGACTGTGATGACCCTGGCATCATTGGTCTTTTTGAAACCAAAGATGAGGCTGACGCTCATGCGGCATATACAACACATGAGTATTGCCGTGCAATGACTGTTGTCGAATATCGAGCAAAGGAGAATGAGAACAAATGAACCATAAGCTGGTTGCCATTACAGGTGCACTCATGCTGTCTCTTGGGGCTTGTACCCCGGCTCAGACGGCCTCGTACAACCTGAGCAATGACTCGGATAACTTCCGCGTGATGCGCCGTGTGGTGTTCGTGAATGGGATCACCGATAAGTACCTTCTCAGCATTGAGGGTTTGTGTTCGATCACGAAGGATAAGGAGGATGCTCAGCTTGAGGTCACTTGTAAGACGGGTGACGGAGAGTACAAGAAACATTACTTGGGTATCTCAGATAATGTCACCTACTTCGTGGAGCAGATGGACCCTGCATCTGTGGACACCTATCATTACAAGGTGCAGTTCCGTCCTGAAGAGCTGCTGCCTGATGTCGATGTGCAGGTCAGTGGAGGCGACAAGTGATGCTTATTAAGTTCAGTGAGCTGTCTATTCCGTTTGGTCGTCTCGCGCTTGGTGCTGTTCTGATCGATACAGAGGGTAATAGGTACTTTAAGGTGGTTACTGAGGAGTATGAGTACTTCTGGGTGAATCAGTTGGATGTTCTTCTTAGTTCTGGTATGTCGGATGATCTAATGTCTAAGACTGTCGAGGAAGATTGGATGGTGCTGGTGTGATGAATAGCGTTCAGTACATTGGTGATGGTAAGTTCGTCGTCACTGAAGAGTGGCTTCGTGAAGTCTTTTCACAGGCAGTGAGCATGAACGTTGCTGACTATCTGGGAGTAGATAACTGGCCGGGTTGGTGGGACGTGGACGAGGCCCTTGAAGAGCTGTACCCTGATTATGCTAAGGACTATGGGTCGTGCCAGGGTGTCGCTGAAGCAATGATCTACGACTGGATGAATAATGCGGGCAAGGCTGACTAAAGATTGCTATTGCTATACCTGTGGTAGGGCTTTTAACTATCTTGGTATTGCCAGCCATAAGGCTTCGCACAGGCGTAGACGTGAAGATTGCACCATTAGGTTTACGTATGGTGACGTTAAGAGTTGGTAGTACTCGGAACTGAAAGGAGAAGGCTAATGAATGCTGAACTGGCCAATCTGGCTAAGGAAATTGGTAGGGTTGCTCAGTCTCAACAGGACAGTGTTGAGTGGGATAAGGTAGCAAAGCTTAGTGAGATTGTTCTGATTTTCGACAGTCCTGAGCTAGAAAGCCTCAACTACCACCAGTTTCAAAATGTTATTGAAATTTATGCTGTTGCACACTCACAGAGAGATGATATCGACTGGAACGCTGTACAGTTGTTTGCAAAAATGATGCTCCAGATTGACAGAGTAATGGTGGGGGGGCATGATGGACATTAACGAATGACGTATTATTCAAGAAATCAAGTCTATAGCTAATTTTGAACATCGCTACAACCCCTGCAATTCTAGTTGGGGTCTTGTATTGGAATACTGCAAACAGTTATTGGAAGGAGTAAAGCAATGAATAACCAGGAATACGTTGACACCTTTGATGAGGTGCGAACCGGCTACAAGAAGCTTCACACAATGGGCCTTGATAAGGTGAAGATTCTGTATGTAGAGGGTGTCGGCAAGCGAGAAGTCACAACTATCCTGAGTTGTGAGGACTTCAATGCCATTACGACCAAGGGCAGTGTTGTTCTCACTGAGAAGCACGGGGCGTTCTTGAAGGTGACTGACCAGCATTGGGTGACGGTTAACCACTTTGAGTCTGAAGGTATCCGGCATGATGCTGACGTGCTTCTTGCCTTGATCCTGGAACAGGATTGCGTCAATGTGTTGGTTGATCCAGGTCACGAAGCATAGTGTTTGTACCAGTGCTATGGTGAATACATAACTGAATAGGCCCACCTCAACTCCTTGTAAGCAAGGGACGGTGAATGTTGAGTGGGCTCCACCCCTTGTGGCGGAACAGGCAGACGCGCTCGGCTCAAACCCGGGTTCCAGTAAGGAGTATGAGTTCGACTCTCATCAAGGGGACCACCACAATGAATGGAGAAACAACATGAAAGGAGAAACAACATGAAACTGCGACTGACTGACTACAACGACAACACATACATGGACACTGACGGGTCATGTGAGCTGTGCATGTACACAGGTCTCCTCGACCATCCAGAGTTCCAGTTCACCGACAGTGATGGCGGTGTGCATGACATTAGCGGCTGGGATTCTGAATGGGTGTATCTCATCATCAAGTACGACGTGAATGTGCCACTGTTCACTTACTGGCTGCACGACGCAGAGTTCAAGGAGCTGGATGAGCTTGCGAAGGAGGCACGACTGCATGGCCTAGGGGCGAATGAAACTGACCCTTGGGACACTGCCCTCGACGCTATCCTCTGGAGCGCAAGTGGTCAGAGGAGTGAGGAAGACCTCGACAAAGCCCCTCTCGCGGGCGCTGGTTGATGAGACGGCCTGAGACAGCGCGCCTCTGATCTCAGGAACACGTACTAGGAGGGTTCGTCCTTCCAGGTACGGGCCTTGTGCAGGCTTACAACATGCACAGTGAGGGCCTGTCGAACATAAGGCAGGCCCTCACTTTATTACCAACAAAGAGGAAGGAGAAAGAAATGCGACCCTACAGGCAGCATAGCGGCGACGCGGGGGCGGACTTGGAGGTGCCGATCCCAAACATCATTTACCCTCATGAGACCGTCTTGGTGAAGACAGGCTACACGCCGCAGATGTTCGACATCCCCCGGGATGCTGTCGGCCTTGTCTTTGCCCGCTCGTCGCTGCACAAGAAGGGCTTGATTCTCGCCAATGGTGTCGGTGTGATCGACTCCGGGTATGAGGGTGAGGTTCTTGTGCCACTGCATAACCTGACCGACAGCCCTGTCGTTCTTGAAGAGCACGAGCGCATTGCGCAGATCGTGGTCCTGCGATTAGAAAACCTGTCTGAATTGTACGATGAGCCTGTCTTGTCCACGAGGAGACGTGGTAAGGGCGGCTTTGGTTCGACTGGAAAGTGAGAAGAAGTTGAGCATTACTGTTTACTCTAAGCCTCGTTGCCCTCAGTGTGTGGCTACGTACCGCAAGCTGAATGGACTGGGTGCCCCGCACGAGAGTGTGGACGTGTCTGAGGACCCCGAGGCTCTGTCGTTCATTCAGAGCCTCGGGTACAGTCAGGCCCCTGTCGTTGTTGTGAAGGATGGCAAGGGGGCTATCGTGAGACATTGGTCGGGGTTCCGCCCTGATTTGATCAAGAAGGAGGCTGGCAAGTGAGTAAGATTGAGAATCCTGTGCAGCTGGAAGTTGCACGTGCGCGGATGGCGAATGCACGAGCGTCGCGAAAGAAGATGAATTACCCAGCTGATGTCGAGGCTCGTCTTGATGATTTTCGAGCGCTTGTGCTTGCGCAATTCATTGATGCAGGCCTGTCGGCGTTCAAGGATGGGCGCAAGGTTGGGGGACACTCGGATCGGTATTTCTACAATAAGCTGGTCCGTGGCAGTCTGAATATCAGGGACATGATCCTGTTGAATGATTACCTGCCTATCGACTGGACGCTTATTTTGAAGACGATGCGGCGTCCGAAGGATGTTCTGCGGCCTAGCGATACTGAGCCTGCACCTGTTGATGTCGTGTTCGCTGATCCGGGTGATGATCCGTTTGCTGCTTTCTTTACTGATGTGGATGGTGTGTGATGGAGCTTAGTCTGCTTGAGTTTGCTAGGGGCATTGGTAGTGTTGGGCCTTTTAAGGTCATTAGGCTGCTGGCTCGTGAGGGTTATCTGAAGCGTCGTGGAGGTATTAATGTGCCGACACCAAAGGCCGAGGGTCTGCTTGGCTTGCGTCGTGCTATCACCCGTGGTGGTAAGCGCCCGAACTATCATTGGCAGGTGTTTGTAACACCTGAGGGGGAGAAGTTCTTTGCTGATATGATTGAAACGGAACTGAGAGACTTCGGACACTGGGAGCTGAAGAGATGAATTGGCAAGACCTCGTTGCCGACACGAATATGTGGATTGACAACTTTGATGAGGGGAGGGGTGGTTTCGCTCTTGATCGTGTTGTTGTCCATCATAATGCCGGTAAGGCGATGAGCTTTAGTGGTGTGTATGGAGCATTCAGCTCGAATGGTACGAGTGCGCATTATGATGTGGACATTGATGGCAATATCTGCCAGTATGTCCATGACTCCGACACGGCGTGGCATTGCCCGGGCGTGAACAAGAAGTCGATTGGTATTGAGCACGCGAACTCCACTGGTGCTGATGGCGGGTGGGACATTAGTGAGGAGACGCTGGATGCTGGTGCGCACCTCACTGCTGCCTTGTGTCGAGGTTACGGCTTGGGCCGTCCGCAGTGGCGAGTGAACGTCTTCCCCCATAGCGACTTCTACTCGACTGCTTGCCCGGCTTCTTTGCGTGATACGTATGCGAACGACTACATTGAGAAGGCTCAGCAGTACTACGACGACCTTGACCTTGAGCTGTTGAACAAGGAGGGCTGGGTGTCGCAGGATGGTGGCTGGTGGTATCGGCTGCCTGCTGGCAACTTCGAGACTGGCTGGTTCCCTGTCGCCGGTTCGTGGTACTACGCCAATGAGAAAGGTTGGATTCAGGTTGGCTGGCAGCACATTGATGGCCACTGGTACTACCTGCACCCTGTTCATGATGGGCGCTATGGTGCTATGGAGACCGGTTGGGTGAAGGATGGCGAACACTGGTTCTACCTGAACTCGAAGGGCGAAATGCAGACTGGCTGGATTCAGCTCAAGGGTAAGTGGTATTACCTGGAAGCTAATGGCGCTATGCGTACCGGGTGGCTGTCGTATCAGGGGGACGATTACTTCTTGACTGATACGGGTGCTATGGCTGTCGGCTTGTGCCAGACTCGTCTTGATGGTGGATGCTCGATCTTTGGTGAAGATGGCAAGCTTATCCGCGGTCGGATGACGGTTGAGCAGGACGCTGACGGTATTGTGAGGCTTGTCACGCAGCACTGAGTTGAGAATAGTGAGGGCCGGTAGTTACCATTGTGACTACCGGCCCCCTTCCACAACCTATAAGGAGAAAAACAATGAAGAAGATCATCACAGCTGTCGCTGGTGTTGGCATGCTCGTAGCTGCACCTGTCGCCGCCTATGCAGACAATGACACCATGACCGCTACAGTCACCTCGGCGCAGTCCATGAGCCGACAGACCAGCTCCGAGGTCAACGTGTCTGGCACGTGGGAGACCGAGCGCCTTACTGTCGGCCAGCAGTTCACCGTCGCATCCGTTGATGGCGGGTTCAAGTGGAACACTTCGTTTCCCTTCACCCTCGATGATGGGTCTCAGATCGGTGAGTGCACCGCCAACGAGGCGACACTAACCTGTAAGGTCACGACAATCCCTGACGCCTATGCCAACAAGAAGGATATGAAGGGTACCTGGTGGGCGCGTGCACGCCTTCAGGACAAGGCAGTCGGCACCACCGAGGGAAAGATCAGCCTGAATGGTGAGGTTGTGAAGACCCTCGTGTGGGGCGACAAGGACGCTACAGGCAAGTGCTCCAATGATTGCTTTGGGCCGGCACATTACGAATATGCCTCGCCTGAGAACCTGAAGTTCGGATGGACGAACGCTAACGGCACTGTCGGCTGGGGCATTAAGTTCATTGTCGAGCCGGGTGTCGAGTACACCGTGAAGGATCTCGACACGAAGCTCACCACAGACGTGAAGTGCACGGAGGCACCGACCTGGGACCCCAAGACGACAGCGTTCATTACGGCCATTGCGGTGGATGCTAACACCATTAAGTTCACTGCCCCTGAAGGTGCAGAGGTGTGCATGGTCTACCCGCCTGAGCAGGTTCGTGTTCCTGATGGTCAGACCTCGGTGACGAACCACGCCGAGGTGAACGGTGTGAAGCTGGAAGCAACGGCGACTGTCAAGGCTAACGGTGGCGCTGATGGTGACGGTACTGCCATGACGAATCCGGAGCCTTCTCCGGTGCCGACCCCTGATGTGAGCGCGCCTTCCCCTGCCCCGGCTCCTTCACCGGAGCCGAAGCCGTCTGACAAGCCTCAGTCTGATCCGACACCTGCACCTGTCGAAACGACGCCGGTTCCTGTGCCGTCCGTGTCCCTGTCCGCTCCTGCACCTGTCGAGAAGCCGCAGGGCACACAGGGTGGAACACAGGGTAAGCTCGCTAAGACGGGCGCTACGCCTGCTGGCCTGATTGGTACAGGCATCCTCGTGGCTGGTGGTGTCGCGCTGGCTGTCGCACGCTACAAGCGCCGCTGAGAACTAAACAAAAAGCCCTGGATGCTACTCAAGTGTCCAGGGCTTTTTGCATGTTCACGTTTTGTATAATATTTGTAAGGAGGTTTAGAGATGAAGAATGAAGTTCTGACCACTGACCGTACGAAGTGGATGGTACTCACCCCGGAGCGCCGCAAAGCACTCTATGGCTTGTTCGCTGCGATTGGCATGGTTGGTGTCGCTTACGGCGGGTGGACTGCTGAGTCCTGGGAGCAGTGGTCTACGGTTGCTCAGCAGATCCTGTCCGTGATTGGCCTGCTCGTCGCGACTGTTCATACGGGTGGTACCTATTTGGCGCCTGCCTATGGGACGGTTGACGACAGCAACTAACAAGATGTGGCCCTGCCACTTAGATGGTGGGGCCACTTCACTATTCACAATTATTTAAGGAGTTGAACAATGGCGCGCATTATTGGTAGCGTCAAGACGCCCGCGGGCGATCACGTCATGATCAGTGTGTACGTGACGCCTAAGCCCAACCCTGTCGGCTCGAACAATCCCGTGTCTGATCTGCTCGTTGGTGGCTTTGTCGTGCAGAACACGTTGCAGCCTGTCTCAATTGACCTTGAGCCAGGCACGTATGACGTGCGTATCACGGGGCCCTCCGGTGTCATCGTGGAGAAGGAGATTGGCCTTGCGGTTGATCAGGAGGTGTCACTGAGTGCCTTGGTGGGTAACACGCCTGTTGTGCCTCACCCGGTTGCCCCTGTCGTTAACGTCAACGTGACGAGGCCAGAGATTCATGTGGTGGCCTCCAAGGCTGAAGCTGAGGCACTGCCTGACGGCTCCTACTACTTCCTTATTGAACACGCTGCAACGACGCCGACGCTGATCGATCACGCGGCTGGACAGTACACAGGCGACACGGGCACGTTTGCTCCTGGTGGACAGGCCGGGGACATGGTGGTTGTCGCGCTCAACGTGAAGGCTCAGGCTGATCAGGTGTTCACATGGCCTGCAGGCTGGACAGTGCTTGTCGAACCCTACTGGATCGGTACCCAGCAGGGCACTATCGCCTACGGCCCGTGGTCTGAGTCCATCACCTTGAAGACTGCCAAGGCCGTCGAGGCAGGCTATGTGGCTGTGTCGGTGCGCGGCGCGGGCACGCCTACGGCAGGTAGCACGAAGGATCGGACGAAGGAGCCGCAGGAGACCGTGACGGTCACAGCCCCGAAGGCTTCGGGCACTGGTCTTGTGTTCGCATACGCTTTTGAGCGTTCTCTTGGTGAAGAGACTCGTAGCCAGATCACCCTGAGTGAGGGTTGGGAGCTTGTTGACTTCGCGGCTCAGACCGGTTCGAATCTTCAGACGGTCGCGCTCGCACAGGGTAAGGGTGGTACGGATGCAACGTTCACGTACCCGAATGCTCAGGCGACGAATGGTCTTGGTGTTCAGGTGGTGATCCCTGGTGCCTGATCTGTGGTTGCGTCGCGCTGGTGGTGACGTTCGTGGCACGATGTGGGTTCGTGATTCCGGCGGGGATAGGTGGGTGGCTGGCACCCGCAGGGTGTCGAAGCCTGCTCCTACTGGCTCTGTCGTTGATCGTTTCCTGGCCTCTAAGCCTTTCTACGTGGCTCACAGGCTCGGTGGTACCGAGTACCCAGAGTTCACTCAGAAGGGCCTTACAGAGTCATTGAAGGCCGGATTTAAGGCCTTGGAGCTGTCGGTGCGCCGGTGCGCGACCGGCGAGTTCGTGCTGATCCACGATTGGGTGACCACACGTACGGTGCCGGGCACGGACTATCAGATCTGGAACACCCCCTGGTCTGTGCTCTCGGGCTTGCAGCAGGCATCTGGAGGCTTCATGCGCCTGTCTGATGTTGTCAACCAGGTCGGTAGTGACATTGTGCTGGCTATTGACCATAAGGTTACGTCTAGTAAGCCGACTGGTTCGCAGGGGGATATGGACTCTGAGAAGGTGTTGTTCGATTATCTCGATACCATTCCAAATGCTAAAGATCGGGTGCTGATCAAGCAGTTTGTGAATGGTGGTGTGGCTACGCGTGCGAAGGCGAAGGGGTACAAGAACATGTGCATGATGTACCCGAATGAGGTTGCTGGTGCGGACCTGTCATCCTTTGATGTGCTGGGCATGGAATGGAACG